CTGCGGAGCGTCCTCAGCAACAGGTTACAAGGGAGCGTCCTCAGCAACAGGTGACTACGGAGCGTCCTCAGCAACAGGTGACTGCGGAGCGTCCTCAGCAACAGGTTACAAGGGAGCGTCCTCAGCAGAAGATAAAGATAGCATTGCAGTCGCTTGGGGTTACCACGGCAAGGCAAAAGGTGTTATCGGCTCCTATCTCGTATTAGCTGACTGGGAAGGTGACGAAGATAATTACTGGACACAGGAATTATGGTCACTCAAGGGAGCAAAGATGGTAAGGGTTGATGGAACAAACATCAAGGCTAACACATGGTACACCATGATAAATGGTGAGATTGTTGAATGCAAGGAGGCTTAATGTCAATTCTATACTTATTGATGGTGCTGATACAGATAACAACGGCAGTGCCGAACAGCATAGAGAAGTCTACGGACTATACAAGCACCATGTCGGGTCCATCTAAGGAAATATCGGACGAATGGCAGTTGTTCACTATAACCGCCTACTGTGGTTGTGAGAAATGTTGCGGTAAGACCGACAGGATAACGACAACAGGCACATGTGCCGTTGAGGGCGTTACCATAGCGGTTGACCCTACGGTTATTCCTTACGGCTCACTGGTTGACATTGAGGGTATCGGGACATTTGTTGCTGAGGACTGCGGCGGTGCTATCAAGGGCAACAAGATTGACATTTACTTTGAACGGCATGAGGACGCTTTAAGGTTTGGAGTTTGGGTGGATTGGAGAGTGAGGATAAGAAATGAATTTAGGTTTAATACCAGGAGTGAAGGTTAATATAACCTTCCAGAACCGTGACATTCATGATGCGGTAAGAAAAGCAGAAAGTAGATGGTGCGCCGGCTACTTTCGGATGCCGTTATCAGACTACTTATATTTAGAGCTTATGAAAGGACAAAGAAGTAACCCTAATCACAGACTTTTGAAAGCTTATATTATGGCATCATTCGATGTGATACAAGGCATTGTGATGTTTTCATATCCACCACATGAACAGGTGGAAAGTTTCTTAAAGCTTAACAAAGCAATGTTCAAGAAAGCGTGGAGAAACTTCACGAATATATATGAGATTGAAAAAGCTTGCAAGTATTATCAGAATGCCTACTTCACACCTAACGGTTGGGAAATAGAAGACAGTAACTGAAATAATGAAGTGTGAGCAAGGACGGAGCCAAGAAGAAAATCATAGACAAATTTAAAAGGAGGTAAAACTGATGGTTATTACAGATTTGAACGCATTAGCGGCAAGAGAGCTGGCTATTGTATGCGAAGCAGAGAAAATGGGAGTGATTATTGAGGACGGTAAGATTACAGGAGCTGTGAGCGAGGAGGAATAAAAATGGAGATTAAGCTACTGGGAATGAGGTTGGAGAACTTCATGTGTTATGTAGACACAGAGTTCAGTTTCTTTCAGTTGACAAAGATACTTGCCGAGAACGGCAGGGGCAAGTCAAGCATTGTAACGGCTTTTAACTGGGTATTGTTTAACTGCGACTATGAGCTTAGGGATAACCCACAGGTAAGACGTGTTGTTGATGGCAAGTCGGTTGACGATATGGGCGTATCGGTAACGCTTGTACTTGATGTCGATGGCAAGGAAATTGCATTGGGAAAGGTTCAGAAGCGTACTTACAGCAAGGATGGCAGTTCATACAAGGACGATAACAAGTATTTTATCAATGATGTGCCTAAGACATTAAAGGACTTCAACGCATACCTTGATGTTGATATGAATGTGTTTAAGATGTGCAGTAATGTGAACGCATTTCTTAATCAGAAGCCGACAGAAATGAGAGAATACCTATTCAGCCTTGTAGGAGATGTTACAGACCTTGATATAGCTTCACAGAAAGCCGAATTAGCCGAGTTAGTTCCTTTATTAGAGAAGTATACAACAGAAGAATTATCCGCTATGAATAAGGCTACCAAGACCAAGATTACAAAGGATTTACCTATTCTCGACGGACAGATTAAGGAAAAGGAAAGAGATATACAACTTAAACAGGCTATTGAAGTATCTGACCTTGAATTGCAGAAGAACAGCCTTAAAGTACAGATTGCTGATTGCGTGGCAAAGCAGACCAACAATGACAAGCTGATGGCTGAATATGACAAGGCTAGTTCAGATATTCTTAATCTTAAATTTGAGCTTAGTGATATGTCACGCAAAGCTAATGAGGACAATGTTAAGGCTAGGCGAGAAGCAGAAATAAGAATAGAAAATCTCAATGGCGTTATTGAGAACTGCAAGAAAGATATTAAAACAGCAGAAAATGTTGTTGCTTTTAACAATGGAATGGTTACAGGATTGCAAGCAAAACTTGAAGCAACAAGGGTAGAATGGAACACAGAGAAACAGCGAGAATTTGACGAGAACAGCCTTATTTGTCCTTATTGCAGACAGGAATATTCGGAGGACAAGAAAGAGGAATTAAGGGCTGATTTTAAGACACACAAAGAAGCTGAACTTAATCGCATTACTGACAAGGGAAATACAACTAAGGAAGAACTTGATATTGCTAAAGATAAACTTGTAGAAGCTGTAAAGAAATTAACTGAATACAGGGAACATTTAGACACATATGCTCACGATATGTTTATTCTTGAAAATCAGTTATCAGAACTTCCGCAGGAAATTGATGTGACAGTCACAGAAGAATATAAGGCACTTGAACAGCAGATTGCTGAAAAGGAAGAGACTATGCACAAGGCTAATGATATTTCAGCAGTCAAAGCTGAATTAAAGGCACAGGAAACAGTTTTAAGGCAGCAGTTAGCAGAATGCGAAAGCCGGATTGCAAAGTCTGATACGGCAGCAGACGAACAGCGACTTGAAGAATTAAGGGCAGAACAGCGTACGCAGGAACAGAACAAGACCAATGCCGAGAAAATACTTGATTTGCTTGATGAACTGGACAAGGCAAAGAACGAAACATTGTCTGACAGTATTAACAGCCACTTCTCACTTGTTAAGTGGAAGCTGTTTGAACTGAACAAGTCGGGCGGTTACAAGTCAGTTTGCATACCGACAGTTAACGGAAAGTCGATTCTCACAACTATGAGCAATAAGGGCAACAGGATTTTAGGCAGGGTTGATATTTGTAACTCTATTCAGAAGATTAGTGGTATGTCAGTACCTATTATCTTAGATGATAGTGAGAGCCTTGACAACACTAATCAGAAGAAAGTTGCTGAAATGGTTGATAGTCAGCTGATTATGCTGATTGTTAATGATAGCGAGAAATTAGAGATTGTGGAGGGATGATATGAATGATAGATATATCGTAGAGCGTGAATTTGAACACGTAGGATATAAATGTGTTGTCACATTTGGAGTTATAGGACATAGATGCGGCTATGTCGGGATTCCAAAGGAACATTTGTTGTATGGAAAAGGATATGACGAACATCTTGAAATAAAGAAGTCTGACCTTGGAGATAGAGAGGTAAAAGGCGTTTTCCCTTTGTTGCTTGCCTGCCTTGATAAAGATGAAAGAATCCGCATTGATGCATATTTCCAGTGTCATGGTGGTATTACATTTGCTGATGGTGGAGAAAATACAGATTATCCAATCGAAAGCAATTTGTGGTGGTTCGGTTTTGATTGTGGACACGCAGGAGATAAGTCGGATTTAGATTATGCGATACAGAAGTTTCCAAGCCATAGAAAAGAGCATGAACTACGAAAAATGGTTGAAAGTAAATATCCGATTGATGAGGTTATCCGCACCGAAGAATATGTTGCGGAAGAGTGTAAGAAGTTAGCGGAGCAGTTAAAAGAGTTTGAATAGAAAGCGAGGAAAACTAATTATGGCAGAAACAACAGCAGTAGCAGAAAAGAAAGAAGAAACAGCAGTACAGCACGTTAACAGAGTTACGGATTTTAGCCTTGGTATATTTGGCACAAGTGACAACTTCATGATGGCTACACAGATGGCTAAGGCACTTGCATCTTGCACCATTGTACCGAGAGACTATCAGGGAAATTGGACTAATGCCTTGGTTGCTATCGAGATAGCACAGAGATTGAACACAAGCCCGCTTATGGTTATGCAGAACTTGTATGTGATACAGGGCAGACCGAGTTGGTCGGCGCAGTTTCTTATCGCCACAGTCAACAAAAGCGGCAAGTATGACATGGAGCTGCAGTATGAGGAAAGGACGGACAAGAACGGCAAACCGTTCTCATGTAAGTGTTGGACAGAGTGCAAAGGACGCAAGGTCGACGGAATCGCTATTGATATGGACATGGCTAAGTCTGAGGGGTGGATTGACAAGAATGGTAGCAAGTGGAAAACAATGCCACAGGTAATGCTTAGATACAGAGCGGCTTCATTTTTCGTTAGGATGAATTGCCCTGAACTTGCGTTAGGCTATTACACTCAGGATGAAGTTCTTGACGGAGACTTCAAGGAATATCCGGCACCGACAGCACCGACTTTAGAGGACATTCAGAAGCAGGTTAACAAGGAAATTGCAGAGAGCGCCAACACGCAGGAGTTTGTCGAGGAGCCTAAGAATGAGCAGTCAACAGAGCAGACGGAGTTACCGCCATTTATGACGGCAGAATAGGAGGTTATATGATTACTAGTAACAAGGGAATAGTAATGATTGACGGTAAGGGTGCGGACATTGTAGCCGATTGGGGAGTTTTAACCAAAGCAATATATGAAAAAGTGCTCCATGGTGATAAGCAGCTCTTCGACATGATACTGAATAAGGCTATTGGATGCCCTGATAAGTGCTCTACCGCTACCGATAGTGATTTTGGTGCAGTTTTAAAGAAAATTATGGAGGGCAAGCATGAGAATAATTAGTCAGGACGGAACAACAGATGTGCCATACGAGCATGTGGCGGTTATCAGACTTAACAAGAAGATTTACTTCTTTAACAGCAACTTGATTACCGATTCACAGGCACTTGCGGAGTACTCCACCGAAGCAAAGGCTATTAAGGCTATGGAAATGCTGAGGGAAAAATATGGGAAATTGGAAGTAATGAAAGTTCTTGCAAGTGGTACTGCTGAATATATGGAAAAGGCACTTACTACTGATGAAATGATAAAACATTATAACGCTTATTGCGATATGAATGTCTTTCAGTTTCCGCAGGATGATGAAATCGAGGTGTGAGTATGAAGATTATTAAAGGTAAAGAGAAAGAATACAAGGATTGGTACGACAAGAATAGCGACGGATACGGTAGAGCTTGCTTCACTTATGCTGAAAGGTGGGCTGAACTGCTAGAAGCAGAAATTGACAAGAGTAATGATGTTATGAAGTGTTTTGTTGATAATGCAGACAGATTAAGCCACGAAGCAGATAAAGAGGGCATAACAGGATTTATGTACGGATGTGCAGTTAGTATTCTTTCACAGTGCTGGGAATACGGAGAGTATTTGAGAAAGTGGCACAACAAAGAGTATGGATATGACGGAGACGGAGTTGTAAATCCAGCAGTTATGACAGTGGGTGTGGATGATGAAACTTCAAGAAGCTGTTAAGCAAAATCCGTACTGCGAAGACAAAGGAAGCATAGGTGCTTACATAAGGTATCTTAGATACAATGTTGATAATTGGTACTGCAAACAATCTGCTGAACTAAGACCTATTGTCGTGGAAATAATAAAAAAAACAAGGAGGAACTGAATGATGCAGCTCAAATGTTTGGCAAGTGGCAGTAGTGGCAACTGCTATCTGTTGCAGGCAGATAAAGGAGAAACACTTGTCCTTGATTGTGGTATCGGCATCAAGGAGATTAAGAAAGGCTTGAATTGGGATATTACAGGTGTTGTGGGTGCGATATGTACCCACAGCCACCAAGACCATAGCAAGTCGGTAGCTGATATTAGAAATATGGGTATTCGTGTATTTAATCCGGCACTTGATATTTTTCTTGATGTGGTGCATTTTGGCGATTTCAAAATTAGACCTTTTGACCTAACAACAGTAGATGGCAGGTGGACACACACCAACGCAGACGGAACAGAGTGTCCTTGTTACGGATTTCTGATAGCGCATAAGGAAATGGGTAAGTTACTTTACATAACCGACACAGAGTTAATTAAGTGGCGATTTAAGGACATAAACCACATTCTCTTAGGCGTGAATTATGACAAGGATTTAATTGACAGGGATAACACAGGCAAAGCTAATCACGTATTTAGAGGTCACTTATCCATTGACACAGCTTGTGATTTTGTTAAAGCAAATTATTCAGATAGCTTGCAGAACGTCATAATGTGCCATCTATCAAGTGAAAATTCTGATAGAAATAGTTTTATCGAGAAGATGAAAAAAGTTGCTTATGGGGCGAATGTAGATGCTGCAGAGCGCAACAAGGAATGGGTTTTAAGGAAAGGAGATGAATGTCCGTTTTGATTAGTTGGGATATAGTTACAAAGTTAATGAATTGCTTTCCTAATAGCGTTATAAATCATAACGCAGAGTTTATAGCACATATTAAAAGCAATACATATTTTGGATTAAAAGATTGCGAAAATGAAACAGATGTAAAGTGCAAAATGTTGGAATGGCTATCAAGACCTGCGCACAAGGCAGAGCCATATAACACCAAACGGAGCAATGACGAATTTCACAGATTTATACTTAGTGGTGTAAATCAGTTTTTGGAAACCGACTTTACCGAGGAAGACATGGAGCAGATTTATACATATCTTGGAAATAGGTGCAACCATGCCAAAACATTGAAGTTTATTGAAAGTGGATATGATATGTCCGTTTTAGAAAGGAGATTATATGGCTAAGAAAAAAAGAACAGGAGTAAGTCCTCTCACTAACAGGATATATTATGGAACGCAAGACGCAGAAAAGCATATGTGGATAGGGCAGAAAACGGATATAACGGATAGTGCAATAGCTTCTGTATTTGAATGGTTCATGGCGAATATGGTGGGAAAAGAAGAATATTCTATCACATATCCAGAGACAGATTTTGAGTTAGTTATGAGAAGAAAAGCTAAGAATGATTAAAGGCGGAAAGGAGAGAACGGTATGAGTCGTAGCAGTTTGTTTGGAATTAAAGATAATTATACAGGAGAAATTATTTGTGATTTTAAAAATTCATGGCTTTTCTCACCTGTAGTTATGGGGATTCTTCCCGACAAATATATTCCTGAGTTTATTACAACACCCTTCGGTTTTAAAAAGAGCATTATATCAGACATAACAGGAGAAGTATATAAGCGAACGAATCACGAGGTAAATATCTGCAAGAATACGGCAGATAGAATTTGTTGGGAACTTGCAAATCAACAGATATTCTTCACGAAAGATAGGCAACTTGTTTCTGACAGTATCAGAAAATTTGTTAAGCAGAATACAGATTACGATAAATCAGGCGAAGATGGGCTGTCTACTCTTGAAAGAGAACATATCATCGAAAGATTTAATGAGATTGCAGACAGCATTTTAGAGCTTGACGAAAGCGAGTACCCATTCTTTGCTTTTAAAAATACGAGTTGCGATGATGAGGTCGAAAGATGGTTTGAGCGATATGATGATAAACAAGACGAATATTTAGAGTGCTCTATGAAAGACAATATAGACAATTTCTATGCCGAATTTGTAGTTATTGAAAATGGAGAGATTGTAAAATTTATTTCAAACAGAGAATTTGAATATTGAATTGGGAAAGGAGCTGCAATGAATATTGATGAATTTATAGAACATACAAAAGAAAAAGCAAGAGAGCATAGATACCATGCGGATTTCTTTGAGAGTGATAATCCTATGAATACAGTTTGTATTAAAAGTGCGGAAGATTGCGAGCAGTTAGCTGGGTGGCTTAAAAAAGCCGAAGAATATCAGCAGTTAGAAGAACGGCTTAACAAAGTGTATGGAGATTGTGACGGATTACTGTTGAGAGTGGTGGAAATGCTTGAGAAGCACCCACGCATTTATATGGCAAACAACACATTGAAGTCACGGCTTCTTACAGATGAAGATGTCGACAAATGGGAGGAATACAAACTGTCAGATGAACAGGGCAGACTTATCAAGTTGCCTTGCAAAGTGGGAGATACTGTTTATGCAGACAGCACGATGCTTCCAATAGAGGATATGGAGTGTTATGAGGACATTGAGAATAAGATTCCATCATATTTCCCAGGTCGAGTTGTTTCATTCCGTTTTGCGAAAAGAAACTGGATGAAGATTGCGGTTAAGGCAAAATGGTTACATGAATGGATTGATGATGAGACCGGACCGGATAGCAATTACATAGAGTGTGAGAAAAATTTTGCAATTCCATTGTCTGGCATTGGTAAAACAGTATTCCTCACACAATCCGAAGCAGAAGCAAAACTGAAAGAATTGAGAGGTGGAGAAAATGAAAGTAGTAACAGTTAGTGATTTGATAAAAATTCTTGATACAAAAGAAAATAGATATGGTGCTACAGGAAAACCGAGAATGTTGAACTTATCTTTAAATGGCAATTTTGCTGGCAGTATTGAATCTGTAAAGCTAGATGGTTATGGAGATGGACTTGTTACGGATGTAACGATGGAAATTACTTCATCTAAATTCACAACAACCAACGCCGACAGGATAAGGAATATGTCGGATGAAGAGTTAGCAGAGGCTATGCCTTGTCCATACATGAAAGACCCGTACGATGAGTGTGTTCATGGTTGGCATGATTATGATTGCAGCAAATGCAAACTCGAATGGCTTCAATCAGAAGCGGAATAGGAGAGAATATGGAAGATAGATATTTATTCAAGGCAAAGAGGACTGATAACGGAGAATGGGTAATCGGCAACCTAATTACAAATGTGTTCTTTAAATTAGGTCAAAGTATTCCATACATTTTATGCCCAGATAAAGCAAAATATGATTGCTTTGAGGATTTTACAGAGGGAAATGGAATTTTTGAAGTGCGACCAGATACAATCTGCCAATGCACAGGCTTAGACGATAAGAACGGCAAACTAATTTGGGAGAATGATGTTTGTGATAGAAAAGAAGAATATCCAGAAATCGTAAAATATAACAAGGGCGATTGGACGCTTGATTATAGTTATTCAAAAGATAAAGAGAGCGGATACTGCTACTGTAATTTAGGATTTTATGTGCGCGAACGAAAGTGTGTAGAAGCTATCGGCAACATATTTGACAATCCAGAGTTATTAGAAAGCGAGAAATAAAATATGAAGAAATCAACAGCGGAAACAATAGCATACGCAATCAAGAAAGAATGTCAGCGTTCTTCTTTATATGATTGGTGCGACAGTTGGAACATTACAACAGATGAATTTGATGAATTTTTAGCACTTGCGGTAGATAATGCAGAAGTGGAGAAAAGCGAGGGATAATATGACAAAGATATTTAGATTTAGTGGCTACTTAGTTTCCAATCGTGAAGATATTTCACTCGAAGATATATATGATGAGATAAGTGATGTAGGATATGCCGAAAATTGGCAGCAGTTACATATCGAACAGTCGGAAGAATTTAATCTTGATGGTGAAGATGAACCAAACTGTGACCTTGCATTATTGACAAGGCATTTTAAGGCAGATAACACCAGTACAGAATTTGACAGACCTTTACCACGAAAAGGTGAGAAATATAAGCATTTTAAGATTGGCAAGATTGTTACTATTATCGGTATTTCAAGGCACACCGAAACCGAGGAAATATCGGTTGTATACGAATGTGAGGGACACATTTGGAACAGACCTCTCGAAATGTTTATGAGCGAGGTTAATAAAGAACTATATCCTAATGTAGAACAGAAGTACAGATTTGAGTTAGTAGAAAGTGAGGAATAAAGATGAGTGGGTTAATTGATACATTAATTAAATGCTTAAGGAGAGCAATGCAGGATTTATCTCGACTAAGGTAGGCGAGTACACGATTATTGTTACGGATGACGATGATGGAGCCAAGGCGCTTAATGAAGCTTGGGACAAGTATGTAGAAGAAAGTGAGGAAAAAGTAGATGAATAAGGTTATTCTAATGGGTAGATTGACCCGTGACCCGGAGATAAGGGTAAGCGTAGCGACCAATATCACAACAGCAAAATTCACACTTGCGGTTGACAGGAAATATAAGAAAGAGGGTGAACAGCAGACGGCGGACTTCATAAGCTGTACGGCATTTGGCAAGACCGCAGAAAGCATTGAACGGTATCTTCATCAAGGGACTAAGATTGCGGTTGTCGGACGTATTCAGACTGGAAGCTACACTAATAAGGACGGCAATAAGGTGTACACAACAGATGTTGTTGTTGAGGAATACGAGTTTGCGGAAAGCAAGAACGCTAACGGTAGCAGCCCAAGCCAGTCGGCTTCAAATGTGTCTGCCCCAGCAATGGCAAGTGACGGCTTCATGAATTTGCCATTGGGTGTAGAAGATACAGGTTTACCGTTCAACTAAGGAGATGGGGCAGCATGGCGAAACAAAAGAAATGTAGCACATGTAAATACAGTTGCCGTATAAGCTTTGAGGGTGGCGATAAGTTCTGCCAGTACATATTGATAACCGGGCACAGAAGACCGTGTCCGGGAGGCAATGAATGCACAGTGTATGAGAAGGGCAAGCGACTAAAGGAATATAATTTTGGCGATTAAACTAGGAGGAGATAATTTGGGCATTCAGGAAGCAATTGAAATTCTTCGCGATGAACAAAAACTGCTAATAAATGCAATAGCGGTATACAACAGCGATTACTTGGGATTGAGCGAAGCAAAGAAAAGAGAGCTTACAATGATAAACAAAAAAAAGAATTGAAGCTATTAACATGGCAATTGAAGCACTGGGAGGTAGAGAAGATGAAGTCTAAGAATGGCAGCATGAGTGCATTTATTTATGGCAAGCCGACAGGCGGCAGCAGGTATGTGGGGAGCAAGAAGAAGCGTAAGACTACAAGGATTAACAAGAGTAAGAAGGTGGTTTCATGACAGAGAGCGAAGCAATAGAAGCAATACAGTTTGATTTAAAAATAGGCGGTGAAATACATTCTCAGGTATTGCGCGATGCTGTTGGTGTTGCAATACAGGCACTTGAAAAGCATATAGCGAAGAAACCTATGAGAATAGAAAGGAGTGCTATGGGTTGGGAATACAAGGACTACTATTGCCCTTGTGGAAAATTCATAGGAGCTGAACCGCACATAAAATCAATATTGGAAAAGGGCGGAATACCTGTGAAATATTGTGATGATTGCGGTCAAAGATTAGATTTTAAAGAAGGGTAAAAACATGGAGTTTGTGAACGAATGTGGTTGTATTGTAAATTATTCCGTTTTAGAAAAAGCAATTACAGAAGAATGCAACAGAAGAAATGTTACGCCAAAAAGTCATTATAAAATCTATATGCATCGTGGCTACGCAGGAATTTCGATAAAGCACAATAAAGTTTCTGTCCATAGAATATTAGGCAAATATATGGTCGGCTATGATTTGCCACCTAATATTGTAGTTCACCATATCGATGGAAATAAGCTAAATAATGAAATTTCAAATTTACAAGTGATGAAATCTGAATTGCATACAAAAGAACATAATATTGTTCAATATGTTTCGGAAGACTACATGAAAGGATATGGCAACAGAATGAAAAACATTATCTCGAGAACGGATGTCACAAGAGAGAAGGTCACAGAGTTGCGTAAAAGAGGATTTACAATATCGGGTATCGCAAAAGAACTGCATTGTGGATATAACACGGTTTGCAGGAGATTAGGAATAAAAATTTAGATTGGAGTGACGAACCATGAACATAACACAGACAAGAGTTAAGCAGTACAACAGCACATACAAGACGGTGATTTCCGTTGACGGAGTACCAGTTTGCATTACACAGAGCAACAAGAGAGCAAGTGATATTGTTTCTTATTTATCAGGCTACGAAGTTGAGATATATGATGGCAAATTAAAACGGCAACTGGACAAAATCAAAAGTAAAATAGATAGGAGGTAAAGGAATTGAGCCTTAATTATGAGATGGCAAGATACACAGAACTGACAGGAGAGGATGGCGCCAAAGTACCTATTAGCAGACTTGGCGGATTTTTGGATGGCTACGAGAAGGGCATTAATAACTTCTTGGCAGCTGTCGACAAAGCCGATAGAGAAGGAGTTCTTGACTATGCCACAATCGAAAAAATCGCAGAGAAGTTGAAGGATGGTGATAGTGATTGAATTATTATAACATAGCCCAAGCAAAGGCTATTGAGAGAAAGAATAAAGAAAGGCTGTTAAAGGTCAACCCAAAGCTTGACGAGAAGAGCGGTATCTATTTCTTGACGAGGATTGACGAGAATTGCTTCAAGTACGCTTACATCGGGCAGGCAGTACATATCTTGACAAGGTTGGCACAGCATCTTGTCGGATTCCAACACATAGACCTCAGTTTGAAGAAGCACGGCTTATATGATTTCAGTGAGAATCCTTATGGGTGGAAGATAGGGTTCTTACATTACCCACAGAATGAGCTTGACAAGTGGGAGCAACACTACATTAAGGCTTATGCCGACAACGGCTATCAGCTCCGTAACAAGACTAGCGGTTCACAAGGTGAGGGCAAGGCACAGATAGATGATTACCGCCCGGCTAAAGGCTATATGCAAGGCATACAGCAAGGTAAAAAGGTGTTAGCAAGGGAATTATCGTCTATCGCAGAAAAGCACCTTAAAATCGAAATCAGAGACGATAAGAAGCATAATAAGGTATCGCAGAAACAGTATGAGAAGTTTATGTCTCTTATGAATGGTGGTGAAACTGATGGAAATTAGGCCAATAACCTTTGCAAGCGCTTGTGATTTTATCAATAAAAATCACAGACACCATAAGGCAACAGTTGGGTGTAAGTTTTGTCTTAGTTTATATGATGATGAAAAACTTGTCGGGGTTGCTGTATGCGGCAGACCTGTTTCAAGAAAACTAGACAATGGAATCACTTGTGAAATCAATAGAGTGTGTACAGACGGAACATATAATGCTTGCTCAATGCTATATGGAGCTTGTTGCAGAGTTGCAAAAGGAATGGGGTATAAGAAGATAATTACTTATATTCTAGAATCCGAAAATGGCGCAAGTCTTAAAGCAAGTAATTTTCGGTGTGATGGAGTTGCAGGAGGTACGCATTGGACTGGAGAAAGAAATAAAGGTCAGGATATACCAAGAGAAATGAAAACAAGATGGAGCAAAGAGCTATGAGAAATTTATGGATTTATTGAAAGAAGGCAGGAGCGAATGAGCGGAATTAAAGGCTATACAGTGGAAGAAGTCGCACAAATTGCAAAGCAAAAACTTATTAGCGATTATGAATTTTGCAAGGGCAATTTAGCCAAAATCAGACAGCGCGAAAAAGAAATTGCAGATATAAGGCTTGATTACAATTCAAAGATAGTAAGGTACAGGATAGAAAGCGTAGACAGAGTTCTTGACTTCATAAGAAGTGAATACAAGGCAGGGAGAGTTTGTGACCTTGAAGTATTACTATGTCACTGCCAAAACAAACTGAACGGCAATATTGACGGAATAGAATTAGACCTTGACGAGCATTTAAGAGGAGTTCCTTTTAAGAAAGTGGGTGAAAACAATGCTAATTCCGAAAGTTGAAGCAAAATACTTTGAAAAATTCGGATTTAAGAAGTGCAAGGGCGAATATGGTAAGAGTGATTGCTACTATCTTTGCATTTCAAGGGGATGCAAAATGCTTTTTGTGAGCAATGTATTTTTTGGTGTTAATGATTGGAGAGATAATGACCCAAGAATACACAAGAACGCAAATTGCAGATATAGAGACCACAGGACATATCTTGATGTTATTTATGAGCTAATCAAGGCAGATATGCTTGCGAGCGATTGTTTGAAAGTGAGATGATACAGAGTGAAGATTTTAAGTAAGAAGAAATACAACAAACTCATTGAAGATTTTGCGAAATCGCAGAAAAAGGTCGAGGAACTCAAAAGGATAAACGAGAGTATCGGGAAAAAGTTGGAAGATAAAAAGACGAGTTGCAAGTTGAATAGTGGCAGTGATTTCTGCTTTAACTGCAAAAACTCTTACAAATACAAGACATATTGGGGAGTGACAGAAATCGAAAAATGCGGTTGCTTGCTTGATGTACCCTGTGAAAGATTTGAAAGAAAGGGAATTGAAGAATGAATTTACTTGAACACTATGTAACAAACATAACTCATGAAGAACCGATTGAAAAGAACGGAATGTTGTTTTTTAAGGTTGTATGTGATGTTGATTGCTATGGTAACAAAGAGTTTCAGACAGAAGTTTTACTTTCAGAAGATGATTATGCAGAAGCAAAAAGCAAGGGCTATTATTTAGCCTAAAAATCAAAGAAAGGAATAGGTTGTCGCGACATAAAACCGAGGTTTCCTTTTGGTAGATTTAGAATGTATAAAAAGAAGATTAAATGCGAGATATATCGTGATTCTATGCAGAATTACAAGAAATATGCAATACCGCCAGCGCAGTTGATTATAGCAGATGTTCCTTATAATGTCGGAAACAACTTCTATGGCAGTAACCCTATGTGGTATAACGGTGGCGATAACAAGAATGGCGAGAGCAAACTTGCGAAAAAGGCGGCTTTCAATTCAGATTTTAACTTTAATTTGTATGAATACTTCCATTTTTGTTCAAAGATGTTGAAAAAAGAGGACACAAAGCCTATCGCAAGGGGCAGAAGTAGCAACAGCCCTTGTATGATTGTATTTTGTTCATTTGAACAGTTATCAACATTGATTGCGGCGGCAAAGAAACACGGATTTGTCAATTACATACCGCTTGTATTCTGCAAAAATTACAGTCCACAGGTACTTAAAGCGAATATGCGTATCGTAGGTGCTACGGAATATGCACTTGTACTGTACCGAAATAAGTTGCCGAAATTCAGAAATGGCTTGCAGATTGATGAAAACGGAAAGAATATCAGAGGTACAGGACATATGGTATTTAACTGGTTTGACGGCGGTAATGAAGCGGAATGGGGCAGAACTTACTATAACAATGGTTCATATATGATGTGGGAGAAAGACGGAAAAGATGTACCCAAGATACACCCAGCACAAAAGCCTGTTGCAGTCCTTAAAAAGCTGATTGAGATTTTTACAGACGAGGGAGATGTGGTTATTGACCCCTGTTGTGGAAGTGGTAGCACATTGAGAGCCGCCGCTGAACTTGGTAGAAGTGCATACGGATTTGAGATTGACAGGAACTTTTATGAGCGTGCAAAGAACGAAATGCTTGTATTTGAAAAGGATAATCAAATGGATATAAGCGATTTTATCGGAGGTACAGTATGACAGTACATTGTTTATTTGAACAGTCGGGAACATTCAAAAATGTTTTCAAAAAGTATGGAATTGAAGCCTACGACTATGATATTCAAAACGAATTTGGCGAAACAGACTATGTTACCGACCTTTTCAAAGAGATTGAGGGGGGGGGGTATCTAGACAAGCCGAGTTTATTCGATAAGATAAGTCCTGATGATTTGATATTTGCATTTTTCCCTTGTGTAAGGTTTGAAAATCAGATAATGCTGTGGTTTAGAGGGCAGTCGGCAAGTCAGAAAAAATGGTCTTTGGAAGAAAAATGCGAATTTGATATGAATTTGCTTAAAGAAGTTTCGCTTATGTACGATTTGGTAAACAAAATGTTTATTATCTGTATAAGAAAAGGGTTGAGGTTAGTAATGGAGAACCCCTACTCAGAAGAGCATTTTTTAAGGCGGTATTGGTGCTATCTCCCAGCGGTAATTGACAGAGATAGGAGAGATAGTGGAGATTACTTTAAAAAGCCTACGCAGTATTGGTTTTTGAATTGTGAACCACAGAATAATATTATTTTTGAGCCAATTAGTTATAACGCTATCAAATGTAAAGACGCTATAAGAACAATGACAAAAGAACATTATGTAAAAACAGGGGCAAATAATAAGAAAACAGCACGCTCAATGATACACCCACAATATGCAGATAGATTTATCAGACAGTATATTCTTGATGAAGAAATATGGAGAGGCAAGGAGACTTGGAATGACACAGGACGGACAGTTTGAATTAACCGATTTCTTAGGCAAGAAGATTGAGAGTAAATCTGTTATGGACTTGACAGCTTGGATAAATAGTCAAGGTAAAGCACAGTATACGCAGATTGGTGAGATTATAGAAGATGTTTACAATCGCGAAAAAGACAGCGGAGAACTTATTGAAAGGCTTACAAACGTGGTATCGGTATATGTTCTTAATCAGTCTATGGGGTATATGGACTATTTGTGCAATATTTCAAAGGAATAAGGAGATTAAGCAATGGCAGACAAGAGAATGTTCAGTAAAAAGTTAATAGATTCGGATGCGTTCCTTGACATGCCAATATCAGCGCAGGGTTTGTTCTTCCACTTGTGCATGAGGGCGGATGATGACGGTTTTGTGGACGCGCCTAAGAGGATTGCAAGGGAATGTCAAGCGTCAAGTGAGGACTTGCAAGTGTTGATTGACAGGCGGTATGTTCTGACATTTCCTGATTCTAACGTCATTGTAATTAAGCATTGGCGGTTACATAACACAATTCCTAAAGACAGATATAAGCCTACGCTGTACACAGAGGAAAAATCGCAGATAGGCATTAAAGCTAACGGAGCCTACACGGATGACCCGACTAAGATGGTGAACATGAACGCCGTTCAAAGCTCAACGCCAAGGACAAAGAACACGTTTAACAAGTTTTCGCAGAGAGGATATACGGACGAACAATTTAAGGAAATGGAACGAAAAATAATACAGAAGGGAGACGGTTCGAATGTCGGCTAATAATACATATAAGAGGCGTAAGGCAAACCATGAATGCACATATTGCGGAGCTAAGTTACCAGATGATTATAAGTTCTTCAAATGTGAGACGTGCTTGAAATCTGACGGTGAAATGGCTAAATACGCAAGGAAAATGGCATTAAAGGCAGGATTATGTACAATATGCAAGACAAAGAAAGCGCGCCCTGGTAGAGTAACTTGCGAACTATGCGGGCGAAAGAAATCAGACGAGGTTGCGGCACGACGGAAGCGGCTCAAAGCACAAGGATTATGTACTATATGCGGAAAAGTGCCACACACGGAAAGCTCCTGCCTATGTGAGGAGTGCAAAATCAAATGGAGGAGGTATAACTACTGATGGCAACGAAAATAGCTTTTTTGGCTGGAACGATATTATCAGCCATGGCAACATTCCTGATAGTGGGAGCAAGCAAAAATAATGCAATCATTGAAGCATGCGAAGAAGGCTACAGAGATGGGCTGAATGTAGCCGGAAACGGAGTTAAATATGACGAGGTTCGCTGACAATCTCCGGGTGCTCATGGCAAGGCGAAAAGTGTCGCAGTTTAAACTTGCTAGTGAATTAGGCGTGACACAGGCACAGATAAGCAATTATTTAACACGGAAAGCGTACCCGCGTCAACGGACGTTGAACAAGATTGCTCTATATTTCGGCGTAAGTGTGGACACACTAGAATGTGATGAGATGTAGGAGGCATTTATGAGGTGCTATAAATGTATGGCTTGCAGAACTGATTGGGATGGTCTTGAACATGTTACATGGTGTGAAATCGGAATATCAGAAGACGAAGCTTATCATGATGGCGATTGGTATTGTAGATTTAATCAAAGGACTATAAGCAAGAGATTAAGTGACGAAAAAAAGAATGTGACTAACTAAGTTTTGTAAGGAGGGTAGCGGCTTATGAAGCTGTCAAAGCTGACTAAGCCAGAGCTTGAACGTATTAGCAACAACGCCAATTTTACGGAGGAAGAACAAAAAATATTTAGGTTGATTTCACAAGGCAAAAATCTTCAAGAGATAGCTTGCAGGTTATCCTTGTCGAAATCAACCGTATCACGACGATTAAGAGATATTCAAGATAAAATAGAGAGGAGTGAGCAGGATATGGCGGTTCCAGTATGGGAGAAGGTGGCTTTGACGGTGGAAGAAGCAGCCGAGTACAGCAATATAGGTCTTAACAAGATTAGCTCTATGCTAAATGAGCCGGGATGTACATTTGCACTTTGCATCGGACGCAAGCGTTTGGTGAAGCGCAAAGAGTTTGAACGGTACATAGATAAAACGAGCGAAATATAAAAGTATTGAAATATAAGCCTTGATATAGTAATATGTGCTTGTCTATGTCAAGGCTTTTTTCAAAGAAAGGAGCCTTTATGGGAAAAGATATCAAAGGAAAGGAACTGGGTGCAGGATTATCACAGCGAAAGGACGGTGTATATCAAGGACGATACAAGGATAGGTTTGGCAAGATTAAATATATTTATGGTACGAAGCTGTCAGAAGTCAAAAAAGAATTGGCGGTAGCCATAGCAGATAATGTGCAATTTATAAGCGTCAGAGAAGAGATTACACTTGATATGTGGTTTAAACGATGGATGGAAATATATAAAAAGAAGAGTGTACGTCCCGGAACAGTCAGGATATACACCCACATATACAATAAGAATATATCACCATATATCGGAAATTACAAGCTGAATTATTTGGTTAAATCAGATATACAGCAAGTTGTTGATAATGCGAGCGACAGTGGCTATAAATACGAAAGACAAGATAAAATCAAAGTAATACTTAATGACTTATTCAACAGAGCCATTGAGGATGATTTAATGCTTAAAAATCCGGCAAAGGGTGTCAAGTTAAGAGCGGACAGAGAAATAAATGCAAAGGCATTGACTATTGAGGAAGAAGAAGCATTTTTAAACGCTTCTCAAGGGACGTTTTATGAGAACATGTTTCACGTTGCGATTAACACCGGGTTGCGTCCGGGAGAACTTTTCGCACTTACCACAGCAGATGTTGATTTAGATGCCAAACTTATTAACGTAAGTAAAACGCTTGTATATCAAAAATATCTTGACGATGAAGGCAAAACCTTCCATCTTGAACCTCCTAAGACAAAACAGAGTTACAGAAAAGTTCCTATGAACTCTGAATGCGTTAAGTATATAGAACGACAGTTGGAACTTAAAAAAATTATCGCAGAAAAACGTCCAAAAGAGCAGAATGACTATCTATTTATCACAAAGTTTAACACGCCACTTAGTTCACAAATTTATTCTGATGCTATTAAAGTCATCGTAAAACAAATCAATACTATGCGCTCTATCGAGAATGAAATGTCCAATTTTTCGGGGCATACTTTGAGACATACATTTGCGACAAGATGTTTTGAGGCTGGTGTGCAACCGAAGGTTGTTCAATCATATTTAGGTCATGCAACACTGAAAATGACGATGGACTTATACACTCACGTTACTGAGGCTAAGGCGACAGAGGACATTGAGCGAATCGTAAATAAGGCACCGAATAACGTTATAGATTTCGCAAAAAAATGTGTGTAAAAAGTGTGTAGTACTACACATAATAAAACATAGAAATGCCGTAAAATGAGGTATTTGAGACGTATAATGTATTGAACTTGGGAAACTTATTATGTGTATCAGGTGACACCGTATATCCTGTAAGGAATACCGCAAAATAGGCGTTTTAAAGGCATTTAGGCGATATATAGCTTGTTATCATATTTCATATAATTCTATATATTTACATGTGTTTCAACGCCAAAAGTGTGTAGTAAGTGTGTAGTAACAAAATTAAAGTGTGTAGTAAAATTTAAAACGAATAAAGCCTTGACGTATGACACGAATATGAGAAGAACTTGACAATGTTCTTCTCTTTTTTTATGCCAAAATATAAGCAAAAGGAGGGATAACGGATGTTGTCAGACGCAGTGAAAGAAAAACTCTTTGCAAAAAAAGAAATACAACAGCTTGACCTGATGACAGTATCCCTTGTCATTAGTGCAATTGATGAAGCAACAGAGGAGGTAGAAGAAGATGCAGTTAAACAATCCTCAATATATGAACAGCGTGTATAACCCACAAGGGTTTTATCCACAGCAGTACGGCAATTATGCACCATATCAACAGATACAGCAACAGAGGTTTCAACCTCAAGAGCAATATCAGGCAATGCAGAATCAGCAGGCAATAGGGCTTAATGGACGTATTGTACAAGTCGTCGAAAACATCAACGCCAACGAGGTCCCTATGGATGGCAGTATGGCATTTTTCCCAAAGCAGGACTTGTCGGAAATATACGTCAAGGGTTGGAACGCTGATGGAACGATTAAGACAATTGTGTATAAGCCCCAAATAGACAATAAATCTGTGCAAGCGGTAAATACTTCACTTGATACGGAAAAACTCAAAATTGACCTATCAGAACAAGCCACAGCAGGCATTATGCAACGCTTTGATGACTTATCAGCCAAGATTGAGCAGTTGGAAAACAAGGTAGCTTTAGGAACACAGAGAAAAACTTCGCAATCGCAAAGCAAAAAGGAGAGTGACGAGGCATGATGAACCCGATGCAATTAATTCAAATGATGCGTGGCGGCAATCCACAGCAGTTCTTGCAGCAGATGATGGGGAATAATCAGATTATGAGCAATCCTATGATGAAAAACACTATGCAGATGGCACAACAGGGCAATATGCAAGGCATAGAGCAGATGGCTAGAAATTTATGCAAAGAAAAGGGATTAAATGCAGATGATGTATTTAATCAGATAAAAAGCAGATTTGGTAATTAGTAGCATATTAGATGTCTTTGCAAACTACCTAGGTGACATCTTTATGAATATATTTTTAGGAGGTAACAATATGTTTTCAAACTCAAATTGTGCCAGCATCCCATTAGTCGCGAACATTGACGGCAACGGCAATAATGGCGGATGGGCTGACGGCGGATGGCTTTGGATAATCGTTGTATTTGCCTTGCTCTTTGGATGGGGTAATGGCGGATTTGGCGGTCTTGGCGGCAACAATGGCGGCGGTGCTATGCAGGGCTACGCTACGCAAGCAGATATTCAGCGCGGATTTGATAATCAGGCGGTTATCTCAAAGCTTGACGGATTATCAAACGGCTTATGTGATGGCTTCTACGCTATGAACAACAGTATGCTTACCGGCTTTAATGGTATTAACACAAATATCATGCAGACCGGCTATGGCATCCAGCAGGCTATTAACGCTGATACAGTCGCTAATATGCAGAATACCAATGCTTTACAGGCACAGCTTGCTAACTGCTGCTGCGAGACAAGGGAAGCTATTCAGGGCGTAAACTACAACATGGCAACCAACACTTGTGCATTGCAGAACACCATGAATAATAACACAAGAGATATTATTGACAGCCAACAGGCAGGAACAAGAGCAATCCTTGACTTCCTGACAAATGACAAGATTGCAACCTTACAGGCAGAGAATAACGATTTGAGAAGAGCTGCTTCACAGGATAGACAGAACGCACTTCTGACTTCTGCGATGAGTGCACAGACAAATCAGATTATCGACGCTGTAAGACCTACACCGGTACCATCATTCCCAGCTTCTAACCTTTATGGTTATGCATACGGATGTGGATGTAACGCCGGTTGTAATTGCTAAAACTGAATAACTGAGTATCTTAATTGAGTTTAACTCAATCTAAACTGATTAAAAATCGTTTTTAGTCGAGAGTTAGTCGAGATTATGTCTGCTAAGCAGTATTACGTTGGTACCGACATTGATGTCGGGAGCATGGGGCAGACTTGTATGGTTTGCCCTTATTTTTATGAAAGAGAGGTAAAGATAATGGAAATAACAGGAATTGCGTTACAAACAGTTGCCGCCGGCGAAGATGTGGCATTTACAGAGACAGCCGTAAACGGAACAAAGTGTATAGTACACAGAACCGGTAGCGGAATTATCAAGCTGAGAGGTATTACAAATCAGTGCAAAGCTAGATTTTTAGTATCGTATAGCGGTAATATTCAGATACCGACAGGCGGTACAGTTGAAGAGATTTCACTTGCCATAGCAGTAGACGGAGAGCCTTTACAGTCAACACGAATGATTGCAACGCCAGCCGCAGTTGAGAATTTCTTTAATGTATCAGCTCAAGCATACGTTGATGTACCTTGTGGCTGTTGCAGTACTGTAGCGGTACAGAACACATCTGCACAGGCTATAGAGGTACAGAACAGTAACTTAATCGCAGTAAGGGAGGCTTGACGTAACATGCATATCGAAAGAATACATAGAATGATTGAATGTCTTACAGAGAAAGCACTTGCGGAACTTGATAAGGGCATTGAGAATGTCGATACAAAGGAAATGGGCGAAGCGGTCGATATGATTAAGGACTTGTGCGAAGCTGAATATCGCGCTGTTATTGTCAAGTCAATGAAAGAGGCTGATGAAGAGGAAGAAGAGTACAACAAAGAGCTTCTTAGAATGCTCAAAACCGAATATGGCGAAGAGGATGGCAGACGCTTCTACGATGAATACCGCTACAAGACAACCGGCAGATATGCGCCAAAGGGCAAAGGAACCTATGTCGGCAGACGTGGCTATGAGGAACCGCCATACTGGCACAGATACCCGGGCGATATGACAGATATGGATTATGACAGCATGGAGCGCATGAGAGACATGGACAGATTAAGCCGGGGCAGAATGTATTACACCGACATGTCAGGTCGCATGGGAATGAGTGACCAGCCGAGAGGCGGCAGTTCTACGGAACGTGATATGCGTGAGGGCAGAAGCGGTATAAGCCGCAAGCATTACATGGAGACTAGGGAACAGCACAAGACTAACACCCAGCAGGACAAGGACGCAAAAATGCAGTCACTTGATGAGTACATGAAAGAACTGTCGACAGACTTAACCGACATGATAAGCGACATGACACCAGAAGAGCGTTCACTTATGAAGAGCAAAATGTCAATCCTGTTGACTAAGATGTGATTATGAGGTAGGGGCAGAAATGTCCCTACCATTGCGAGGTATAACATGCTTACAATCAACGGCATTAACTGGAACTTAATATTCGTCAATAATTCAAGCCCTGACTTATTGCGTTCAGACGGCACTACAAGCCTTGCTGTGACCGATTGGAACCGCAAGAGCATATTTGTATCGCTTGCACCTAAAGGGGCTTATCTGAGGCGTATAATCGCTCATGAACTATGCCATGCGTTTTGCTTTAGCTATGACATATCAATGCCGATTGAGCAGGAGGAATACCTTGCCAACTGGATAAGCCTGTACGGAACCGATTTGATTTATTTGCTTGACAATATTATGTCAAGCTTATCTCGGAGGGCAGTATGACAGCAGAACAGTTATTAGAGTACATCCGGAGAACTAACCCGGAAATGACAATGGAGCGCATGATATACGAGCTTAGCCAAAGCATATATACGGCTAAATCTGTGGTTTTTACTGCACAGAATCAAGTCAAAAAATAATGCAAAAATTTTTAATCGCCCCCACCTATGGAAATGAAAAATAAAAAATCGAAGTCAAATTCTTGTGAAATTTGGCTTCGATTTGGTGTCATTTTGTCTGATATTCTCGATATTTTTTTCAAAAATTTTCCCTAAAATTTTCGGGTCAACATTTTTGGTACGCCCCTATACCCGAAACGTAAATTTTAAAAATTAATTTCAGATTTTCGCAAAATTTAGCTCTGATTTGGTGTTGTTTTTGAGCCAAAAACAGCTCTGTATGACAGCGGGACCAGTAGAATATCACGCCCAAAGTCGCCCGGCTCTGCCTATGACAATAAAGTTAGTCACAACAAACAGACCACCAAACAGCATCACGTTACAAGCCGCCGCTCATTAAGGGCGCAGTTGTCCGCTTGATGATAAAATAGCACTTCGATTTCAATTTGTCAAGGAACAACAAAAAGAGAACTTCTGAAAGTCCTCTTTTTAACTGCTTATTCCTCCTCAATGGTATCAAGCACCATCTGGATGGCATACTCACGGGAGCACATCTCGGCGCCATCCCATCTATTCGCCTCAATCATCTTGTTGGCTTCGGTCGTTGCATCGGCACGGGTGTAGCCGCAGCTCATGAGCCAGTCAATCAAACCCTCCCTTGTTAAATTTTCAAGCCCCAAAGCGGAGCTGATACCGCCGCCCGGTAATGAACCGGGGGCATTCTCTGCGGCGGTTAATATAAACCGAAATTGCTTAATATATTAAGCATTCGGCTGTCATCAGCGCTAAGCTCAAGCTTATTACTAGACGCTTCTATTCTTTCAGCAAAAATCCAGTTGCTTCCAGCAACTACGGAAACCAGGTATCCTGTCTTCCATGCATAACCTATTACTGCATAGGCTATAGTTTCAACATCACATTCAGGACAATTGCCTACATAAACAGCAATCTCATTGTTTAAATTCAGGCGAATTTCACCAAGCAGTTCACTAGATGGAATTACTTGACACGCTCCCAAGTTCATGATATTCAGTTTTGACATATTAATCATTTTTAATACCTCCATATATTTAATTATCTAGCCGATTTTATCGGCTGAAAAGCAAGCCGGGGAATCGAACCCCGGGAACGCCGACCTTGCTAATTTTTAATTATTTGCTTTTTCAGCGTGTTTTGTAAGCTCTCTATAAAGCAGATTACACGCTGTTGCTTCTGCTTTATCCTCTGTATATCTTGCTTTTTCCTCTTGTGTCTCGTCTAAAATATCAGCAAGCCAATCAACGGCAGAGCCAAGAAAAATATCATCGGAAATAGGGAAAGCTGTAGGGAGTCCTGCCATCATCAGAGCCGGGAGACCATCCCACGGCTGACGCTCCGAAGTGGAGCGTTTCGGCTAATTGTTGCACTTCGTCAAATCGTAATCTGAGTTTTTAACAACTTCACCGTCATTGACTAAACGATTAAAACAATAGCCCTTCCCATTAACGGCGAAACCTGCATCGGTTAAATATAACCCTTTACTACTTGTTTCCAGCAAGCTAATTTCTGACATTTTCGGAGCAAATCCGAATGTTTTAAGCATCTGCTCTTTGACCTGCTGCTTAAAACTTCTTATTTCAGTTGTCATTGTCTACCTCCTTATTTTCGTCAAGCTGTCTATCTAGTTCGTCAAGCTGACTTATCAACAAATCGTGTAGCTTGTCCCATTTTTCCCCGCCATCATTTGACAGTACTTTTGCTGCATCGCACGCAAGCAGCAAATCACAAATATCAATTCTTTTCATCCTTACCGATGTTTCGACTGAATTTCTCATATTTTCGACCTCCTTGTTTTTTGGGTACAACAAACACATGTTCTGCATTTGTTCTATTTCCCTTTCGCTGATATTATAATATCACTTTTAACAGTGATAGTCAATAGCTTTTATCACTTTTTTTAGAAATATTTTTATTGACTTTTTTTAAAAACTGCCATATATTAAAAACACAACGAGGAGGTGATGGGATGCTTAAATATAAATTCAACGTGGGCGATGCCTTGGAGCGTGCCGGCTTCAATACCTACAAAGCCAAAACAACCGGACTGATAAGCCAAGACGCATTAAGGAAGATTAAGAATGAAGATACAGGCATTAACTTAACGACACTCAACAATCTATGCCTGATACTGGACTTGCAGCCGAAGGACATATTCATATATGAAGAGACAGCAGAGGAGCGCGAAAAGAAATTAAAAGTTTTTTCAAAAAATTAAAAATATCACTTGCAAAAGTGATAAAGATGTGCTATTATAATGATGTCGGAAGGGAGAAGATAAGAATTTCCGAACGTGTGTTTGTTGCACGAAAAATTAAAAGGGAGGTTCTAAGATGGATTTTAAAATTCAGTGGAGAAGAGAAAACAGAGCTGCCGACCCGGCAGCAGTTATAAAAATAAAAAAAGTTCTCAAGGAACAGCCAGAACTCCTTGAGAACGACACAATCACGATTAACCCGAGTGATTGCGATTTTATAGAGCGATGCGCGGACGAGTATTGTTCTAAGCTCCAGACGCTTAAATTCGGGTATGACCCAGAGCTGGCGATTCGGTGCGTTGTCAGTGATTGGGAGCAAGCTGAGTTGGAGGTGCTTGGTTTGCGACAAGTGCAGAATTGGTAGGCACCTCAGGCAATCACCGGAGGCGGTGCACGCCGTGGTTCGATTCCACGGGTTGCCTCTTAAAAATAAAAAAAATAAGGAGGACTGCTAAAATGACAGTTAAGGAGTACGTTAATAGTTGTTTACAATTTGCACAGGACACAAGAGAATGGGGTGGGCTTGATAAATACCGTTTTTATAGCACAAGGGAATTTGGCGGATGGTATGAATCCTGCGACAATGCCGAGGGTGGACTTGATGTAAGCTGGGCTTTCAATTTAACAGCAGAGCAGATACGAGACGAGGGAGCGCAGCATTTTGTTGATGAGTTGGCGACGCTGATAAGATGTACCGCTGACCAGTGCGAGGACGAGCGCGACACTGAAATGTTGTACAGCGATTTAAAGTATTTTAAGCATTAAAAAACGAACCGGGCGAGGTTAAGAACTTTCCCGGTTCGTTTTTCTGCTGTAAAGTGCCTATTAAATCAAATAATAATGGCTCCTGCCAAGTCACGACCGATTTAATAACGATACCAAGCGACATTAACGGTCAGCACTTCCAGCTCTCACAGCATACATGATTTACGGCTGGTTGTCAACGTATCGGATAGTATATTGATGTATTTTAAGCATTGACAAGTGGTTGATTCAATATTATTATAATAATAATTAAATAATCTCACACACTTATATTTTTAGACTATTAACAATTGGTTATATAGTCTTTTTGTCGTTATGTTAATATCTTGACAATGTATCTTATTTAATCCCATGTCTTTAAGTTATTTATGTATCGTATATTATTATAAAATTTACTGTCATAAATTAAGAGCCTGAGCCCTATATATGTTTATTAATATATATGGCTGCCGAACACATGGACACAATCCACATCATTACATTAACGTGACAAAATCTGTATACAAACTGTCAACAAAGTGTAGCCTAGAGAAGACTAGATAAGACAAGGTAAGATTAATGAGAATGTGTAAATAAATAATCAGTTTTTAAAAAAACGTATATTATTATATACTGTATATGTGATTAGTACCAAAGTACTATGATTAAATACCCCAAAGTTATAATTTATATAGATTTTAAATATAGGCAGAAGCTATATCAAGTGCTATGATAATACCAGTGTGAGAGATAACCCGGAGATTATAACAGTGGAGGTGAATACATCATGAGTGATAATAATTTCATATATGATACCCAAACAATTAGAACAGTAGACGATATGCGTATTATCGCTAGTGATATAGTCACTGATTATTGTAATAGACATGGTGTTGATGAAAACGATATATACCCATCTATATGGTCTGATATAATCGACGAATTGTATATCAGTTTATTTAAACCATGTAATCGTTTACTGAAAACAGATGATAATCTGTATAATCAGTATGACAAAGAGAAAGTCGGATATGTATATAATTATATTTACAGACGTTTATGTAACAGTCATTGCCAAGAGATAACACAGAAGGGTTTTTGTGATATGACTGGAATTGATAAACAGACGTTGTATAATTGGCTAAGCTCTTCGACTTTCGACCTGCAGGAAAAAATTATGCAGGATAACGAGGAAAGTCTATTTAACCTGATGAAAGACCGCCGCTATAATCCCATGAAGATACTCCCAAAGCTGAACAAGGTTCATCACTGGAACATGCCGGGTGTCAAGGTTGAGAAGCCAGCCGAAGCACTCGGAGCGGACGCGTTAATACAGCTTGGACAGCAGCCGAGACCACTTGAATTGACTGATAATGATTCAGTGATAGACAGCGATAATTGATGTTTTATCTCATGCAGTTGTCACACAATTTAATACAATTCACAAATGCCCTATTTACAAGGGCTTGCGGTTCTGTAGCCCATTGTAAACTGTTCGCAAAAGTTAGGTTTAACGAATAGTTGAGCAGAACAGGATGGAATGATAACGCTATTGCATGAATTGTTTGAGAATTGTGTATAAATGGGCTGATGGCACGGGACCAGACCGGGTGGGGGTTATATGGTTGCTGGATATGCCCCCTCTAAGTCCTCTAAACTCCGACAAAAATAAAAAGCCCTTATCACATAAAGGAGAATGAATATGACAGGCAAAGAATATCAGCAGTTGGCAATGAGAACCAATGATGGACTTAATAGACTGCGTTTAGAGGACGCAATAGCAAATCAGGGTGACATATCAGTATCACAGTTGCTTAATGGAGCATTAGGACTTACTGGTGAGGCAGGGGAAGTCTCAGACCTTATCAAGAAGGGCATATTCCACGAAAAGGGCATATACCTTGAACACTTGAAGAAAGAGTGCGGTGATGTGATGTGGTACTTAGCAATGATAGCCGATGCGTGCAACTTTACGCTTGATGAAGTCATGCAGATGAATGTTGACAAGCTCAGGGCAAGATATCCACAAGGCTTTGACGCTTACAGGGCTAATCACAGGCAGGAGGGCGATATATGATAACGGATTTGGTAGTATTTGGAATTTTATGTATGCTTGAAGCTCCTGCATGGTGCTTCGTGGCAATCGGTATATCGGTTTTAATCAAGGTAATCAGCTTCGGCATGAACTTAGGTGCTAGACAGTCAGAAAAAGCCTTAGATGAGGCAATAAAGAGGTCGTTAAATGAAATATCTAGGCAGAGAAATAAATGATGAGTGCTCACGTTGTGGCAACATATTTGAATGTGTGCTATTCCTCAAAGGTCACGGCATAGGCACAGAGCGTGAGCATGTGGCGGATATGATTAAATGCCAATTTGAACACAAGGAAAGGCATGATAAAAGCAATGGGGATAATTAGATTTCTCGGTCTGACAGCTTTAGGGATATTTATAATCGACATAATAATAGTGCTCATAATGATTTTTGCCATAGCCATAAGGGCACTTATGCAGATGTTTAAAGACATGTAATTTTTCGGGCTATCGTCAAGTGGTAAGGCACAGCACTTTGACTGCTGTATTCGTGGGTTCGAATCCCACTAGCCCAGTTTGGTCATGCAAATGACCATCGGACTTTTAAGTCATGTTGTTTCATAAACTCCACCTATTAGCGGAATGCTGTTAAGAGCCGTCACAAGGCTCGATAGGTTTATGGGTTTTGTTGCTGTAGTTACCCGGCGCTCCATAACACGCTAAAAGAATAGCAACAGTGCAGACAACATAAGCCGGGAAGCTTGCGACGCTGCTGATTCTCGCTGTCGCCCAGTCTGCACTTACGGGATATAGTTCAGCTTGGCAGAACGCTCCACTTGGGATGGAGAGGTCGTAGGTTCAAATCCTGCTATTCCGACTGCCTCAAATGAGGCACAAAGCAATACCTCTTTTCTGATTCAATTTTTGTGTAGCCTTGCCACCGCTCGGCAAGTAAAACAAAGAGCGGACATGGCGCATTAGTCAAGTGGTTAAGACACCGCCTTTTCACGGCGGAGACGTGAGTTCGATTCTCGCATGCGTCATTTAGACATAAATTGTCTATTGGCTTGTAGCTCAGTGGTAGAGCAGTCGGCTGTTAACCGACTTGTCGTGGGTTCGATTCCCACCTTGCCAGCTAATTATTTGCCAACATGGTGTAATGGTATCACAGCGGCTTGCTAAGCCGTCCAACAGAAATGTTGTACAGGTTCAAATCCTGTTGTTGGCGTTTTCGCATACAAGTGAAGTGGAAATATAGTTGTTGGCTATCTGTATTTTCCTAAAACCAACTGGTATGTGAGTTGATGTGTGGCGGAAGAGGAGACCTTATATGGCAAAGAAGATAGAACACATATTTAAAAATGGTGCAGAAATGAAAATCTGCACAAAGTGTAATAGACTCTTGCCACTATCAAATTTTAGGAAAGATAGAACGAAATCAGATGGTTATTATAGTAGTTGCAAAATTTGCACCTCTAAGAGAGACCATAATGCGTACATTAAAAATCCTAAAAAGAAGTATGAAAAAGTACTTGAATATCAAATAAAAACTGGCTCAATAAGAAAGTATAAGCCTTATAATCCGAAATATTATTCTAGTGATGAATCAAAGAGAAAAAAGAGAGCAAGAGATTTAAACAGGAGACTTCTAAAAAGAAATGCAGATGCTAAAAGCAAAATAACATCTGATGTTATTACTAGAATAATTAAAAAATATGACGGTAAATGCGCTTATTGTGGGAAAAATTGTATTGAAAAATATCATATAGACCACAAAATACCACTTTCTAAGGGTGGAGGAAATGAATTTGAAAATTTAGCATTGTCTTGTCCTAAATGCAACTTAAGTAAAAATGATAAGACCGATGTTGAACATATAGGACGTAAAGTCTGAATTTCATGTGTGGTGCAAATCCACACCGCATCAATCTTTCAGTATCGACACTAAATTACGGAGGACTGCAATGGACTATTTTAGCATGTATAGAGATATATGGACATTCCACAAGAAATACATCGACAAGATAAAGTTTGCCGATGATAAGATGTGGGCTGAAATAGTAGCAGAAAGTAGCGAACTCTGTAAAAGATATGATAACTGTGGGTTTATTTTGTCATTGGCAGTGAACGAGGTGAATGAGTTTGAGGAGATTAGCAAATCTGTACATTCGATACAAAACTAAAAATCTAAAGAGAATACCATTGTTTACGATGACATTCAATTATCCAAAGTATAAGGCTGAGGGCAAGAAAGATAGCTGCATGTTTTACGCACACCCTTATATTGCGCAAGATGAATTTGTAACGAGCAAATTACAGGAAGTTGTTGACCATATCAGGGATAACTATGATTTGGATATATTTACAAAGATTTGAGGTGTAATATGAAAGATTGCTCAATTTGCAAATATTGTGATGAAGATTTTATCTTTGATGAGGAAACAGGAGAAGAATATCCGTTTTATGGTTGCCAAAAAGGGAATGATATATCACTTGACTATGAGTGCAAGGATTTTGAGAAATACAAGCCTCGAAAATATAAAGAGAAAAATACCGAATGCGATATATGCGAATACAGAGAAAATGTGCAAAATATAGTTCTGGGATAGACTGTACAACTTGCGGAGATACAAAAACACATATTATCTATCCACAAGACAAATGTATTAAAAGGGCAAAAGAACTAGGGATTGAGGTGTAATATGTGTAAGTTTTGTAAAGGTAAACATAAAGCTATGATTGCTGATTTAAAAGTATATAAAGACAGAACTGTAACGGTTACTTCTACAATAATAAACGGCAATACTTTAAAGTTTTTTGCAACTTTGCAAAGCGGACATTTTATCGGGCTCATTCCGTTGGAAGCGGAAGCAAAAATATCTTACTGCCCTATGTGTGGTAGAGAGTTGGTGAAAGAATGAACGAATTTTTAAAATTTTTTGACGATGAAGTGAAAGATTTTCCTATGCACCTTAAAATCGCTTATAGTAAAATATGTGATTGGAATATTTTGATTTATAAAAAAGGCTGCGCTGATGATTACCCTGAGGCTAGGCATGATGGCGAAGATGTAGTAATCGTTGATGAAAGTGATTGTGATATGGAGCTTTGCTTTGCTAGGGCGCATGTGAAGCTGAAAGAATGGCTTTCGGAATTTAATGGCGGATATTAAGGCGGTGGAAGAATGAAAGAAACGATAGTAGCAGAAGCACTTGGCTGTATGGGATATATGTCTACAAAAACAGACTTTACAGTGTTGACTTTACGTGTTCAAACTGTGGAAAGTATCATGAAGAAATTATATTCGGCACAAAAATAAAATGCGAATGTGGTGTGACAATTGATTTGAGACTGTCGAAGAATGCGAGGAAATCATGAAACATCAAAAAGAATGGCACACTTGCGACAGGTGCGGAAAAGAGATAATACCTAAGAGCTGGAAAGAAGTTAGATTTAAGCAAGTCGGAATGTGCGCAGACATAGTTCCTACTTTTGAAGATAATGATATGTGCCTTGAAATCAAGAATGTCCGTAGATATAAATTTTTAGAAAAAACATATGAATTATGCCCTAAGTGCAGGAAAGATTTTGAGAGGTTTATAAGGGATGAATGATTGTTCAAAATGCAAATTCAGCGAAGAAGATTATATTTTCGATGAAGAAATAGGAGACGAATATCCTTTTTATATTTGTAGCAAAGGAAATGACACAAGCTTAGATTATGAGTGTAAAGATTTTAAGGAATACAAGCCGAAGAAATATAAAGAAAAAGATACAAAGTGCGATAAATGTGAGCATCTTGAGATTTGTCTTGATAATGGCAATGTTATTGATTGCAGGACAGTTTGCGATACAAGAAGTCATTATATAGCTGGTAGAATGGGGTGCGTTAAAAATGAATAACTGCAATTTAACCACCTGCCGATACAACAAAGACAATAAATGCACAAATGATGAAAAGAGAACAGAGCGTATTGAGGTATCTGTAAAAGCAATGGGTGTTGATGTTTCTGTTGATGCAGTTAATGAGTATGCAAAATCAATCTTAGGCAGATACCCTAAAGACAATATGGAGTTTTCAAAAGCTTTAGCAGTGAAAGTCCTAGAGGAAACAAAATCATTAGCAAATAGCATGAAAAAAGGGCGAGATTGTGAAAACAATGCTACTTGAAAGACATATAAGTTTTTGTGAAAGCATATTAAAACAAATGAAATAGAAACTTACCGGCTAACAAACAGAGTTAGTCGCTACCCTAAAACAAGACGAAGAAAATAGTCTTTAAATAATTTCCGAAACACCAAGAGGTGCGTACAATATTGGTGTGCTAAGAATAGCTTTTACTACTGACTACGCATATTACCGGCTACAGATTGATTGTAGTCGCTAACCTAAAACAATTATAGGTGGATTTTATGAGCAAAATTGATTTATACAATGGTGATTGCCTTGAAATAATGAAAGATATATCTGACAAGTCAGTTGATATGATTTTGTGCGACTTGCCATACGGCACAACACAAAACAAATGGGATAATATAATTCCGTTTGAACCATTGTGGGAACAATACAATAGAATTATAAAAGATAATGGGGCAGTCGTTTTATTTTCTCAAATGCCATTTACAGCAGAACTTGTACACAGCAATATCAAAAACTTTAAGTACATGTGGATTTGGCACAAACATTATTGCAGAGGATTTTTAAATGCCAAAAAGCAACCTCTACGTACTACAGAAAATATATGCGTTTTTTACAAAAAGCAGTGTACATATAATCCTAAAATGCGTATTGGTGAATATCGAAGCAAGGGAAACAGTTGCAAGCAGAGAGGCTGCTATGGCAAGTATAAAGCTATAAAGACAGTGAATAATGAATATTATCCGACTGACATATTAGATTTTGTAGGTGTTCCTAATAGTGAGTTAGAACACCCAACACAGAAACCTGTAGAATTGCTGAAATACTTAATTGAGACATATACCAATGAAAGCGAAACAGTTTTAGATAATTGTATGGGAAGTGGCAGTACAGGTGTCGCTTGCGTAAATACAAACAGAGATTTTATAGGCATTGAATTAGATAAGGACTATTTCAATATTGCAAAACAAAGAATTACCGGTAATCAAAAGTGATTATTGCTAACCTAGAAAAATTATAGGCAGAGGTCTATAAGCGCCTTTGCTGTGAAAGCGAGGTGCTTTTCTTTTGGCATCTGAATATCTAAAAAAAACAATCCAAGGATACGAAAACTACATAACACAGAGCGGAATTGATGATACAGTCATTGAAGCGTACATAGAAGCGTCAAGAACAGCTTATTTGAACGAAAAGGATATAGAGTATGGCTTGGCACTTTCAAAACGTGCTAAGGAGCTTATAGAGCATTATGTGCTTGATTTGGCAAAGATGACTATATGGGACTTGGATTATTATCAATTCAAGAACGAAACCACACCATATTCAATAAGAGATAAATACTTTAGTTTATTGTTACTTGAAAGCCATTATCTTTTTGAGAGCTTTATGCTTTACATGGAAAAAAACAGAAATCCATGGGAAAGATTTTATCTTCCAAGAAGAAATCCATTAAAGCAGGTAGCAGACCTTATTCAAGACCTATATGATGATAAACTTGACGAGGGCATGGTATTTTGCCCCGGACGTATTGGTAAGACGCAAATAGTTAAGATGGGGAATTTGTGGTTTGGTTCTAACAGACCAGAACGCTCTAATCTTTATTCAGCTTATTCTGACAAGATAACAGGCGGATTTTATGACGGTACATTAGAAATGATTACTGACCCAACATATGCATACGCCGAAATCTATCCTGATAACACAATAAAAGGCTTGACGGACGGAAAAGACCTTACTATTGACATAAATCGAAAAAAAACATACCCAACATTCACAATGCGCTCCATATATGGAACACTAAACGGAGCTTGTGACTGTGATGGGCTTGGAATATATGATGATTTATTCAGCGGTATTGATGAAGCATTGAGTGAAGACAGGCAAAACACAGTTTGGACTAAATTTGATAATAACTATATGCCTAGAATTAAGCCAGGGAAAGCTAAATTGATGGGAATTGGTACAAGATGGGCTCCAAGAGACGTGCAAGGACGAAGATTAGCATTGCTTGAAAACGACACAGAATATGCCACCGTAAGGCATAGGGAAATTATTATTCCAGCACTTAACAAAGATGGAGAAAGCAATTTTGATTATCCTTACAAGTTAGGCTATACAACGCAGGACTATAAAAGAAGAATGGCTTCATTTGAAAGCAATGATGATATGGCTTCATGGTTTGCACAGTATCAGCAAGAACCGATTGAACGTAAAGGACAAATGTTTAATGTTGATACTATGAATTTTTTTAAACCAGAAGAAATTGAAGGAATAAAACCTGACAGAATATTCGCTGCTAATGACCCCGCTTATGGTGGCGGCGATTTTGTATCAATGCCTATTTGCTATGAAATCAGTGGAGAATATTATGTCCCTGATGTTGTTTACAATGATGGTGATAAGTATATTACAATTCCGGAAGTAACAAATAGAATAGAACACCACCTAGATAAATTTCCAAGAAAAACGGCAGAAGTGCATTTTGAAGAAACAAAAACAACATCTGGCTACCGTCTCGAATGTGAAGATATATGGAAAAAAGATGGCTATCCAATATTGACAAGTCACGACCCAGCGGACAATCAGACAGCCAAAATGGACAGAATTAAAAATCATGCTCCAGATATCAGAAGATTACATTTCGTAGATATGAAGTACCAAACCAAAGAATACAGAAAATATTTTCAAAATATTCTTTCATGCACTTATGAAGGAAAGATGAAGCATGATGATGGAGTAGACTCTACAGCACAGTTATGTGACATGATTTACTCACATAAACGAAAAGCATCTATTATATCAAGCCCTATATAGGAGGTGACTTATGACAACCAAAGACTATCTCAATCAAATTAGCAGACTAAACCGCATGATTAACAATAAGTTGGTTGAAATTCAACAGCTCAAAGAAATGTCTTGTTCTATATCCGCTATAACAAATAGCGAAAGAGTGCAGACAAGCCTTAGCCCAGACAAAATCGGTTCCAGCATTGCTAAAATTGACGAAATGGAACGTAACATTGACAGCATGATAGATACCTATGTCGATAAGAAAAACCTCATTATCGCTCAAATAGACAGCATAGAAGATGAAGATTGCTATAATATCCTTTTTTCTCGATATATCGAAAAAAAGACCTTTGAGGTCATTGCAACCGAATTAAATTATTCATGGAGACAAATAGTAAGGCTTCATGGAAAGGCTTTAAAAATATTTGAGGATAAATATGGCAACGGCTATTTGAAGATGTCATAGAATGTCATATTGCCGTTATGATATTATTATAGTTGAAAGAACTGACAAAGTTTTTCGATAGCTTAATATCTCCTTGAAAGAAGCACTGTTGCATTTTGCAATGGTGCTTTTTTGCGTGAAATGAGGGTTTTATGAAGAAAAAGACAAAATCAAATAAATACACAATATACTGTCCGCAATGCCACCGCAGAGTTGCGGAGTGGGACGGAAAGTATTCAAGCAATGTAATTGTCGGATGCCGTAAGTGTCACAAAAAGATTGTATACCATACAGACACAGGCATTACGGATATTAAGCCGTGGGAGCCAAGGCGAACAGCAAGCGGCATGACATATCTTTAGGAGAAGTTAAAATGCAGAGAGGACGCAATATCTTATTTACAGAGGAACCGGAAATTACATACGAGAATGTATTAGATGTATTGCGTAATGTTTTTCCGGCTCACATACAAAATGCAACTCAAATACAATTCTTACTTGATTATGACAACGGACAACAACCGATAATCCGAAAAACTGCTAAGACATATAGACCGGATATTGATTGTGAATGTTCAGACAATGTGGCTCATCAGATTTCAGATTTTTGGACTTCTTATGCATGGGGGAATCCAATAAGTTTAGTCCAGAACGGCGATAGCGTTAATAACATTATTGCCGAAGGAATAACAGAACTTAACAAGCAATATGAGCTTGCTAAAATCAAGTCCAAGACACAGGAAATCGGAAGATTTGTTGAGATAGGCGCTACATGTAATGTACTGATTGATGTAAACACCGAATGGAAACCCGGGAAATGTTATTTTAGTCTTGATGTATTAGACCCAAGAACATCATGCGTTATTCGTTCAAACTATTATTCAGACAAACGGCCAATGATGGGAGTTACATACAGACACAGTAATGCAACTGGCAATACATATTTTACTTGTATTACCAAGGATTATAGATTTGAAATTATCAATCTTCAAGAAATTTCCAACGGAGATTATGCAAAAAAAGAGGCGTGGCAACATCGACAGCGCAGTGGCGAAGTAAATCCATTAGGCGTTGTGCCGATTGTTGAATATTTTCGTTCGTATGACCGCATGGGTGTGTGGGAACACCAGTTGTCTGAAATGGATAACCTTAATTTGTTGATTTCCGACTTCACAAACGATGTCGAACAAAACACGCAAGCTGTATGGCACACTAACGATGTGGAATTTCCAACTATTTTCAACAAAAGCGAAGATGGAACAGTAACAGAAGAAGTTAGGAAACCTAAATCAGGTGAATGGTTACAGACCTATACATCGCAAAATGGCAAAACGCCAATGGTTGAACCACTTGCCATTAACTATGATTATACAGGTATGCTCAACAACATTCAGTACCGCAGGGACAAAATACTGGAAAAATGCAATGTTCCATTAACCAACAGCAATGCCTCTAATATGACAGGTGTTGCATCCAACAACGCTTCCGGTTGGGACCATGCTGAGGCAGCTGCATCTAAACAGCAAATGATAACCGAAAGTTGCAAGATAGACGAGCTAGAGGTTGTGCTTGCCGCTTTGCAAAATAGTTCATTTTTGCCTGTGGACAGTCCGTTACGGCAACTAAACCTTGGCGACATTGAGGTAAATATCAAGCGTCAGAAATTATATGAGTTGTCAACAAAAGCTAACAGCATTGCCACGCTTATCAATATTGGTCTTAACGGCGGCAAGGTGCTTAATGCTATCCCGATATTTGATGACCCTAATGAAGTATGGGAATCAAGTAAAGACACAGTCTGTAAGATACAGGAAAGCAAGATTACGTCTGGCAATAGCAATACTGTATCGCCAAACAGTGGTAGAACAATGCAGGACTTGTCAGACCAAATCAGTAACAGCCCTCTGATTGATAAGAACAGGGCAACAAAATAATTATTGTTATCAAGCCATTAGGAATTATTCTAGTGGCTTTTTATATTGCACAGAGAAGTGGATAAAACACAAGTGGCAGAGAAGCCAATAAAACACAGAAAGAACGAGGTACATATCATGGAAACAGAAGTAACTAATTCAACCAATGCAACAGAGACAAACGCAGTAGAGACAACTCCTCAGGCTGATAGCGATAACAAGCCGACAGTTGAAGAACTTTTGGCGCAGTTAGCAGCGGAAAGAGCAGCCAACGCCAAGAACAAGCAGGCACTTGACAAGGCACTCAAGGAAAAAGGAGATGTAACCAAGGCATTGAGAGCCAAGCAGACGGCAGAAGAGCAGGAAGCAGAAGCTAAGGCGGAAGCAGAACGTATTCAGAATGAGAAGTACGAGGCGACGGTTAAAGAACTTAATCACATTAAGGCAGTTGCGGCGTATAGAAATTTTTCGTCCGAAAATGCGATTGAAAGCATGATTGAGGCGGTTGCGGATGGAGACCACGGTGCTATTGCAGCATTGATTGACAATGAGGTTAAGGCAGCTACCACAGCAGCTAAAGCTGAATGGATGAAGTCAAGACCAAGAATGAATGTCGGCGGTGAATATTCAGGCATGACAAAGGAACAAATAATGGCAATCCCGGACAGAGCAGAGCGTAGAAGAGCTATTGCGATGAATCCGAGCTTATTTAATTAGGAGGACAGATAAATATGGCAGCAGAAACAGGATTAATCAAGAAGGAAGACCTTGCAAGAGCAAGGGAAGTTGAGTTTGTCGAAATGTTCGGCTACTCAATTAAGAAGTTAATGGAAGCACTTGGCGTGACCCGCAAAATTCCCAAGGTAGCAGGAACGGTGTTAAAGACCTACAAGGCGAGTGGAACACTCGAAGACGGCAAGGTTGGAGAGGGCGAATTAATTCCGCTTTCTCATTATACAGTAGAGGCTGTATCTTACAAGGAAATTGAGCTCAAGAAGTGGAGAAAAGCAACGTCGGCAGAGGCGATTATTGAGAAGGGATATGACCAGGCAGTTGAAATGACTACGGACGCACTGCTCAGGGATGTCCAGAAGGGTATTCGTAAGGATTTCTTCACTTTTCTTGCAACAGGAACAGGAACAGCAAGCGGAGCGACATTCCAGAAAGCTATTGCTCAGGCGTGGGGGCAGTTACAGGTCAAGTTCGAGGATGACGAGATAGAGGCGGTTTATTTCATGAATCCGCTTGATGCGGCTGACTATCTTGGTGATGCAACTATTATCACCCAGAACGCTTTCGGTATGAGCTACGTTGAAAACTTCCTCGGACTTGGAACTGTTATTTTCAACAGCTCCGTAACCAAGGGGAAGATATACGCGACCGCTAAGCAGAACCTTGTACTTTACTATATCCCAGTAAATGGTGCAGACCTTAGTGAAGCATTTACGTTTACATCGGATGCAACCGGGCTTATTGGTATCCATGAAGCTCCTGACTATCCACACATGACAGCGGAGGATGTTGTTGCGTCGGGTCTTACTCTTTTTGCTGAGAGAATAGACGGCGTTATTATTTCGTCTATTGTTGGAGCTTAGGCAGTAGATGTATCAGGTAACAGAATTATTCGCGGATTTACAGGATAATTCGCACGTCTATATTCCGGGGGATATATTTCCCCGGAAAGGCGTTGAAGTCTCTGACAAGAGATTAGAAGAGCTGTCAACCTGTAACAATCTGCGTGGAATACCACTTATTAAGGTGGTTGGAAACGAAAGAAAAAGTAGTAATTACACCAAGACCGACATTAACCGCATGAGTACCGCCGACTTACAGGCACTTGCCAAGGAGCAGGGCATTGGCGGTGCCGAGCTGTTAAGCGGCGCAGAGCTAAAAAAGCTGTTAATTGAGAGGTTCAATTTATAGGAGGTTAGTCATGTACACAACACTAGAGCAAGTCAAAATCAGACTTCACCAATACCATATTGATACAGTCAAGAATGATGATAGCGACACCACGACTAATGTTGTGGTATTTGATAACATTGAGGACAATCCTTTAATTGAACAGCTTATTGAGCAGTCAAGGCAGGAAATAATCAGCCTAAGGAATTATCCGAGTAGTTATACACAAGAGCAAATTGGCAATGACATGACTAAATATGAAAACGTCATTGTTAATCTCACCGTGTATGACCATTCGCAAGCCGGTGAGAACTACATGGCAAGTATGAATGAGGGCGGCGTAAACCGCACTTGGAAAAACCGCAATGATTTACTTGCCGGAGTAATTCCGTTGGTTAAAGTGTTTTAACAGAGCCTAAAGGGCATTAAATAATAAGAAGATTGTGCGTTACCATGTTACTGATGTCGGCAATATGGTAGCAGGCGGTACACATTAAGGGTGGTGGGCGGTGTGCCATAATTAATGAAAACAGGAGATATAAAATGAAAGATGTTTTATTACAAACTTACCTGATAGCGTTACCAATAGCATTAGGCTATATAGTTTGGCTTCTGCAACAACAGAAAAAAGACAAAGACGCAAATAGTAAGGGTACAATGTTACTTTTGCGCGTACAGCTTATTGAATACCATGACAAGTATATGAAGCTTGGCGAAATCCCGTCTTATGCGTATGACAACTTTGTTGAGATGTACAACGCATATCACACATTAGGCGGCAACGGCATGGTAACTAAGATGTATAACGAAATACAGGCATTACATTTAGGCAAGGCAGGAGGTAAAGAATAATGGATTTTACACAGGTATCAACAGTCGTTGCAATCGTTGTAATAACTTACTTAATCGGATTAGCTGCAAAAGCTATTCCGTGGCTTAAGGATAACTACATTCCTATAATTGTTGGTGTCACAGGCGGCATCTTAGGCGTTGTCGGAATGTATGTAATACCTGATTTTCCGGCGGCAGATGTTCTCAATGCAATAGCAGTAGGTATTGTGTCGGGACTGTCTAGCACTGGTGTAAATCAGATTTACAAGCAGGTAAAGAAAGAGGTAAAGAAAGATGCTTGACATTAATAAGCAGAACATGAAGTACTCTCGGCAAGGGCAGCGTACAGTTGTATATGAGACTGACAGTGAGGGCAACATAATCTATGAGGGCTACACTGACAGCGAAGGTAACTTTATTCCGTATCTTGATGACGATGGCAATAAGATACCGCGCATCAAAGAGGAATACATAGGTTATTCACTGCCGGTTGCATTCAAAGCAAATATCGCCTTTAGCGGCGGTGAAGCACAGGCAGAAGAGTATGGCTTTAACGTGGCAGACTTTGACGCAGTTATGCTGACGAAACGCAACGAGCTACCATTGAGCAAAGGTGATGTTATATGGCTTGATAGTGAAATTGGCTACAAGGACGAGGATAAGGTTCATGTTGACGAGATTACAGCAGATTTCATCGTTGTCGGAGTAAAACCGTCCTTGACTTCCACAAAGTACATGCTGAAAGCTCAGGTGAAGTGATGGCAAAGCACAAGATTGTCGTTAATGTATTTTCGCAGAAGTCCATTGAGGACGCGATAAAAGGCTTACAGAGCTATCAAGATTATCTGACATATAAATGTCAACTACTTGCGGAAAAACTGGCAGAAAGAGGCGTTGAGATTGCGAGAGTACAGGTTGCGGAGCTTGACGCAATATTCACAACTGAATTGCTTTCAAGTATTCATTCTGAATATAAAGGAAGCGTAAAAGGTGGCGGCGTATGGGCGGTTGTAGTAGACAGCTCACACGCTGTTTTTGTTGAATTTGGAACTGGCGTTATCGGCAAGGCACAGCCATATAAAGGCACATTGCCTGAGGGCGTTACTTGGGAGTATGCAAGTGGTAAGACAATCAGACAGCTTGCCGATGGGCGTTATGGTTGGTTTTATAAGGGTAAGGATGGCAACTGGTACTTTACAGAAGGTATGCCATCAAGACCGTTCATGTACAACACAGCGAATGAGCTTAGGTCAATCGTTATCAGCACAGCAAAGGAGGTATTCAAGGACTAATGGCAAGTGAAAACGCATGGGCGTATGACATTGAAAGCACAATATATTCGATTGTCAAGGCTAAGACATATTCAGCAATCAAGAAGAAATACCCCAACTTGCTGTTTACCGACAAGGGGCAGAGTGACAGTTCACCGACATTCCCAACAGTCTACATCCACATGTTGGCACCGACAGAGCAAGGGCGAACGATTGACGGACAATCCATTAACGGCTTACTTGTCACATTTCAAGTTGATGTTAGCACGAACACAAGCAGTTCAGATGTGCGTTGGGTGATGAGCGAGATTGCCGAGGTATTCAAGGCTATGCGGTTCGAGGCTAAACCGATGCCAGAAACTTCATACGCAGACAAAATTTACAGAAGCACCGCACGTTTCAGGCGTGTTATCGGTGCAAATGACAGATTGTTGTAACTAAGAGCTTTTTAAGGCTCTTTTTTTATTTTCATTTTTAAGGAGGACAAAATGGCAGTAGCAGGTATATCTACATTAGGTGTTACGTTTGGTTACGGCACTGAAACAACAGCCGGAACTAAGCCAACAACATTCACACAGCTTACCAGAATTAATTCCATTGCCGGAATTAGTATCGACCAAGAGAACATTGACGCATCTGCTCTTGAAGATGCAATTACAAGAAACATAAAAGGCAGAGCTGATACGGGCGGAACATGGACTATCACAGTTAACCTTACCGATGCGACAGAGGCAGAATGGGAGACACTTATGTCTGCATATAAGGCATTAACAGGCGGCAAGCGTATGTGGTTTGAGACTGTAATTCCGGGTATTACCAAGGGATTTTTCGTTGTTGCTCAACCACCAGAGGATGTTCCGCATCCTACAATCGACCAGAATGGTCTGTTAACAGTCGAGTTCAACCTCATAATCGAGGAATACAAAGGACTTGACACAAAGGTGGAGCTTACACCGGGGGAATAGTAAGTCATTCAGCTAATATGGCTGTACTGAATGACGATACAGCCGATGATTACTTGTCGATGTATGGCAAGTAAGTGATTATTTGACAGAAAAGGGCGGTCTACGGACTGCCCCTTTTCCTATGGAAAACATAGGAGGAAAAGGAGAGCATAATGATAACATTTGATATTGATAACAAGGAATATAAGTTAGAGTTTGGCTTTGATGCCGCTGAGAATAAGGACATCGTACAGAAGATGTTCGATTATATGACCGGAGCATACATTTATAAGGAAAACGGCAACACAATCACCGCAATGTCTAATGGTGCCGGTAAGATGGTTGCTGATTACAGCGAAGTATGTCACATGGCGTTTTATGCCGGCTGCTTACAGCACAATTCAGTCACTAAGGCAGAAGCTAAGGCTCTGACACGAGCATATATAACACAAAAGAGAAAGACCGACAGCAAGTACGGTTATTATCAGTTATTTGACGACATTAAGAAGTGCATGGAGGACGATGGTTTTTTCGTATTGAGCGGTCTGCAGGAGACAATCGAGCAGATGAACAAGTCGGCGGCGGAGCAACTGGAGCAGATGCAGAAAGCAAAGAGAAAGAAGTAAATTTCCACAAACTGATATGGGAAGAATACTTCCCGCTTGCGTTTTCCATTGGCATAAGTCTTGAGGAATTTAAAAAACTCACACCTAAAACTTTAGGATATTGCTTAGAGGGCGAAAAGCTTAGACGTAAGGAGCGAGACAGGGAAGTATGGCTATGGACAAGACAATACGGCTTGCCGGCTATCATCATCGGTACAAGAGACGGTGCATGGGGCAAGGATAAGGTTGAATATCCTGAACAGGCTATATATGTTGCACAAGACCCAGTGGAGCAAGAACGGCTTGCAGAACGAAAAAGGCAGGAGCTACTTGCACAGCTTATGGGTATGCAAGAGAGCTTTGAACGCAATAAGAGAGAAAGAGGCGGTACGGAGTAATCTGTGCCGCTTTTATTTTTATGACGAGGAGGTGAGAGGATGGCAGAAGTTGACAGCTTGGAGATTGGGTTGCAAGCAAACGCCAAAAAAGCAAATGACAGCATTGAAACCCTTATCACTAAGCTTGGCATACTTGCATCGGCATTAGGGAGTGTCAACGGCTCACAGCTTGGTACACTGGCTATGAATGTCAATAATTTAGGTGCGTCCATGAAGTCGATAAACGATGTCGGTACAGCAAGCTTTACAAGGCTTGCAAAAAACATCACTAAAATAGCAAGTGTTGACAGTTCGGCACTTAATACGGTTGCAAGCTCACTTAATTCCACGGCGAGTGCATTTAATCAGTTTACAGCAGTGTCTGACAATGCAGCGCAGATTGGTGAAGTTGCCAAGAACATAGCAAAGCTCGGAAACAAGAGTGTACAGACCTCAATTACGAATATGCCGCAGTTGGCAACATCACTTACAAATTTACTCACAACGCTTGCAAGCGCACCGACAGTAAGCAATAACGTCATTCAGATGACTAACGCATTGGCGAATTTAGCAAGCCAAGGTTCAAGGGTGGGTTCTGCTTCACGGACAATTCAAAGAAGCCTAAATGGGGTCCAGAGAAGCGCACAGACGGCAACCAAAAGCACATGGTCACTGGCTAAGGCGTTCGGTAAGTTTTACGCTTCATATTTCATGGTCATACGTGGAATTAAGGGCTTGTGGACTTCGATTGAAAGTACCACGGACTACATAGAAGCATTCAATTACTATGCGGTTGCGTTCGGCAAAATTGGTTCCGAATGGGGCAAAGATTTTGAGAAATTCGGCTATGACAATGCCACTGATTATGCGAATAGCTTTTCGGACAGAGTAAGTGCGTTACTTGGTAAGCTTTCAGGATTACAGGTTGATGTTGAGGGTGGCTTGCTCACGGCAGACGGCGCAAAGAACTTAGGCTTGAATATTCAAGAGATTACGGAGTTTGCGTCACAACTTGCCTCGGTAACTAACTCACTGGGTCAGACAGGAGAGACAACCACAGCAATAGCAAAGTCAATGACAATGCTTGCCGGTGATATAAGCTCACTTTTCAACATAGACTATACATCCGTAGCCACCAACATACAAAGTGGCTTAATCGGTCAATCAAGGGCATTGTACAAGTATGGTATTGATATTACCAATGCTACACTTGCGACATACGCTTACAACTTAGGCGTTGAAAAATCTATAAGTGAAATGACGCAGATGGAAAAGCAGCAGTTAAGAGTACTTGCTATACTTGACCAATCTAAGGTTTCATGGGGTGATTTAGCTAATAAACGGAAGAAAGTTTATAAATTAACTTATCTTCCAAGTGTTGCATAAGAATAGAAATATCTTATGACAATCGGGCAATATCGGTGAAGGCTAAGGCTTTTAAAAACAAGATTTATATGGTATAATATAAGCATGAATAAAACTTATATTATATACAAAGTAACCAATAAAATCAATAACAAAATTTATATCGGAAAAACTTATAATTTAGAAAAAAGAAAAGCCCAACATTTATATGATATAGATGATGAGCTACCTTTTCATGCGGCTCTGAAAAAATACGGCATTAATAATTTTGAATGGGAGATTATTGATTATTCAGAGAGTGATAAGGAAATAAGGGAGAAAGAAATTTACTGGATTAAAAAATACAACTCATGTATATTTTTTGAGAACTCACAAGGCTACAATCTTACACTTGGCGGTGAAGGCGGAGTGTCTTGGAACTCTAAACCTGTATTACAGTATGGTTTAGACGGAAAATTTCTTAATGAATATATTAGCGCCGCTCATGCAAGTACATCAACAGGAGTTCAGCGTAGAGATATTGCGAAATGTGCAAACGGCGTTATCAAAAGAGCGGGTAAATATATTTGGCGTTTTAAAATCGGCAATTATCCAAAGCAAATTGTTCCTTATAGCGGTAAAACAAGTGCAAGAAAACACAAGGTAATGCAACTTGACAAAGATGGGTTTGTTTTAAATATTTTTGATTCACTTACTCAAGCAAGTAAAGAAACATCAACGCCAAGAACAAGCATATCTTTTTGTTTAAATAAGACTTATGGTACTGCAAATAATTTTGTTTGGATATACGCTGATGAATACAATCCATGTAAAGATTATAAGTATAAAGGCATAAAAGAAGGAAAAGGTATTTACCAGTTAGATGAAAATAAAAATATTGTTAATCATTTTAATAACTGCACAGAAGCAGCAAGATTTTTAAATGAGCCTGAAAAGGTACATAAACAAATATTTAAAGCAATTAAAACTGGAAATAAATGTAGAGGATTTTATTGGACTAAAGTTGAGAGCTATGCTAATGCCGAGATAACTCAATAGATTACGAACAGGCTATTGAGTATTGTAACGAGTAGGAAGTGAATAAATATAATCTTCCCAAGAGTGTCCGACACTACTGTATATAGGGCAGTATGAGGTGGAAGCGGCTACCACCAAACCAAACGTAAAACGTGGGTGATAATGTACTCTGAACTTATAGGAAACTATAAGAAGTATAGGATAAAGAGCCTATACGATAACATAATTGACAATCAATTCCCCAAGTAACATGATTAGGCAATTCAACACAAACGTCAAAGAGACAGGCATGGTATTAGGGCAGATTTTTATACCTGTCATTCAAAAGGTTATGCCTGTTGTTAATGGTGTAACAATCGCTATTAAGCGTATGCTTGTGAGTTTTGCAACGCTTATGGGTGTCAAGATTGATTTTGACGCTTTCGGGCAGAACGGCTATAAAGACACCACAGACGGCTTAGAGGATATGGCAGACGGCTATGATGACGTGGCAGATGCGGCTAAGAAAGCACAAAAGGGTGTTCGTGGATTTGATGAGCTTGAAAACAGAACCACAGGAACAAGTAAAAGCGGTGCTTCCGCTGGTGCAGGTGACACGATTGACCTCACGGACGAGATTGTTAAGGCTACGGAAGAATATGAGAAAGTATGGAACGATGCTTTTGACAAGATGGAGAATAAGGCTGAGGCATGGGCGGATAGAATAGTTTCCGCATTATCTCCTGTTAAAAAGATATTCAAGAATTTTTCAATCGGAGATTTTTTTGCGGCTGGACAAGATACATCTGCTCTCGTAAGCAGCATGTTCAACTGGTTTGCTGATGCAATAGATAATGTTCCATGGTTCACTATCGGCAAGAATGTAGGAAGCTATCTTGCTGGCTTGGATTGGACAGAAATCCTAAAGTCTGCTGCTAAAGTGCTTTGGCAAGGTTTCAAGGGAGCGTTAGAGTTTTACGCTGGAATGCTCGTATCAGCACCTTTAGAAACAGCGGTCATTTCATTTATGGCTATGCCGGGACTATTAAAAGCTATTACAGCAAGTAAATTTGCAACAGGTGTTGGAAAGCTTTGGGAAAAGTTCACATTGCTTGGCTCAGGAGCAGAAGCGGCGGCAGCGGCTTTATCAGGCAACACAGCGGCGGCATCTGCATTTGCTTTTATGTTTCCTACTTTGACTGACAAGATAACCGCGGTTAAAGGGGCGTTTGCGAATTTCGCAACATCCGTTCAAAATAAAGGACTTTGGAAAAGTATTAATGGCAGTATAACAACTGTCAGAAACAACCTCACAGGATTCCAAAAAGGAATTATCGGTGTTGCTTCAACCGCTATTGAGTTTACGGTGTTAAAGGATGCTTTTAATGAGCTTACAATAGGCAGTGATAATGTGCTTGGTTCTATTGGAAAGATTGCTGGTACTAGTGCGGCGGCGGCTGGTGCTATGTACCTTGCTTTCGGTCCGGCTGGTGTTGCAATAGCCGGAGTTACAGGGCTGGTTGCGGCAATAAGTGGTATAAGCTCAGGAATGAAAGAAATCAACGCTAAAGAGGTAGGAGACAGTATAAATAGTGCCTTTACAGCTCCGGGCGGAACACCTATTGACGAAGTTGCTTCTCAATACGAAGATATGATAAGCCAAATATCAGGAAGCTTTAGTTCAATCATCGAAAGTTCACAAAAGCTAGATGAAGCAGATAAGAACATAGAAACGATTTGGACAGAAATATCCAAAATCAAGATTGAAATGGATGCTGGTGTATTGTCGGTAGAAGAAGCACAAGAGAAGTTGATTCCGTTATTCGACCAGCTTGCAACAGCGGCAAGCGAAAAGTTCGGAGCTATGGAAAATGTACTTATTGCGGCGTTTGGTGAAAATGGTGCAATTAAGTCTGCTTATGACAGGCTTGGAATTTCCACGGAAAACACTATTAACACAGTAATACAGCTTAACGATAAAGCAGAGCAACGCATCAAAGAGTTAACTGCATTGATGCAAAATACTGACCCATCCAGCGAGCAATACGCCGCATATAGAGCGGAGTTAGGACAGTTGATAGGGCAAACCGATGAAGTTACTGAGGCGATGAACAGATATCAAACCTCATTGTCGCAGATTGATTACAGCAAATTGCTTAACGCTGACGGCTCACTTAATACAGATGCACTTGAAGATTATTTGTCTAAAGTTGCAAGCGTAACCGAGCAGGCACAGCAGGACATTGAAGAAGCAATGCTAAACGTGCAGAGTAGTTTGCAATCGGCACTCAACCAAGCTGTAACATTAGGCGATGATGCGAAAGCTGCAGAACTTCAAACTCAGTTGGACGCAATACCGCAGGCAATCACTGTGTTAAAAGGTGATGTTGCAAATAAAGCATTGGAGTTTACCAACACCATACAGAGTGACTTTATTGACAAGACAGATGAGGTAATTCAGAATGCATCCGAAAAATGGAGCAATAAGAGTTCATGGGAAAAGTTTTGGAGTGGTTTTTCGAGTGGGAGCGACTACGTTAAGAATAGCCTTAGCCAGTACAATAACACTATCAGCCAGCTATCAGGTGAAATTGAAACTTCAATGAGCACATTAGGCATAGAGGGTGCTGGCTGGGCTGGTGAAGCCGCAGAAAGCATATTCAGTGAATTGTTTGATGCGAAATATATAGGTTTTGGCGAGACCCCAGTATACACACTGAAATCCAACTACGAAAGTGTTATATCTAACGCAACTTCTAATCTGCCTAGCTATGTCAATAGCAAAATGAAGAATGTCGGCGGAGCTTCTGTTGCTGGATATGTAGGCGGCGTAAATAGTAATTCCAGCCAGCTTATTAAACCTGTAGCCGCACTTGCTGATTTAAGCATGAGCACTTTTATGTCGGAGCAAGGTTCGGAAAACGGAAAACCATCCTCTGAATTTAGCGGAATTGGTAAAAATTCCATTTTAGGCTATATACAAGGTATTGATAGCCTCGAAAAAGTTTCAACAGATAAAGTGTCCAGCATGGCAGCTAAGTTGAGCACTACTTTTGCAGACAAAGCAACTGTCAATATGCCAAGTATTGGCGTTCAAGTAATGACTGGGTTCCTTGACGGCTTGACCTCAATGGAACAGTCAGTATACAGCAAGGCAGACGAGATAGCCAAGAACGTAGCAAAGACTATTCAATCCGCCCTTGACATTCACTCACCATCAAGAGTTATGTTCGAGCTTGGTGCCTACACCACAGAGGGATTTAAGGAGGGCATGGAGAGCCTTTACAAGCCAACAGAGTTATCTATCAAGGATTTTGGCTTTGGAATGGTTGAAGCGGTTCACCCACAGCAGTTGTACAGTGGTTATGCCGATTACACGCCGAGCGTAAGCACATCGACAAGTACCACAACGCAGAACTATTACAACACAAGTTCGAGCGTGGACAATGCCGAGACAAACGCACTGCTGAGAGAGCAGAACGAGTTATTGCAACGCATACTTGCCAAGGAATACGGCATAAGCAAAAGCGATATAGGCAAAGCTTCAAGAGAGTATGCAAGAGACTTTTTTAAGCGGACAGGGCGTGACGCTTACACATTTTAAAAAAATTCTCAACAGGTGCATGACGTATCTGTTGAGGGTTTTTTATTACAAATCATCAATGAGGAGACGATATGGGCGTTCAAGATTACACAGAAAATTTAAAATTTTTGTATGAGTATTTGTCAGAAACAAATTATGAGTTGGCTGAAAAATTGTCAAGGTTCATTCGGGATGGAATTGGAAAGCCGGAAATATTGTTAGAAAGTGCTGTATACGCAAGCTTTAACAAAGCCTATTGCAATTCGGCTTTGCTCTTGTTAGAAGCTTACGAAGCTTATTTGCTAGAAGCAGGAAGTGATTTATATCCTTTTATAATTTATGCGGCGCGAGAAGAAATTTTAAAGAACATGATAAATGTGAAGTCAAACACATCAAGTAAAAGCCTGTACTTGCTAAAAATGAGCAACGGAACAGTCAAAATTGGAATTGCCGCAGATGTAGAAAAGAGAGTTAATCAATTAAAACATGCTTCTGGAATGGATATAGAAAAAATTCTATTTACAGATAATTTTGATGATTCTAAAAAACTAGAAAATCTGCTTCACAAAAAATACAAAAATTGTAGAAAAAATGGAGAGTATTTCTTGCGTGAATTTTCTGATGTAGAAAAAGACATTATTAAGCTTGCTAAAGAAAAAAACGTAAAAATTCACAGGATTTCTTAATGCCATTCATAGAAATCCCTCGTAAACCACCAATCCGACCAAGAAATTACTTGTAGCATGAATTGACACGTCTCCCATAAAGTAGTAGTATTAAGTCACTACACAAATATGGGAGGTATTGTTATATGGAAGAACAAGAAACAAATGTAACTCAAAATCAGGGAAGTGGCGTAGGTGGCGCAATATTGGCTATATTGATTGCAGGAGTAATTATTGCTTCGTTTGTTTTAATTTCACAAGACAAAATGGATGTTGCAGTATATGTTATCGCTACTTTTTTGGCGGCGATATGGTTGTTTTTAACCATAAGGTTATGTGTTGATGTCCACGCAATCAGAAAACACCTTGACAGCAAGGAGAGCAGATGATATGAGAAGATTAAAAATCGGAGCAATTATTTTATCTGCCGCATTGATGGTTTGTGGTTGCAATAGTCCACAGGGCAATGCAGAGACAACTACACCGGCAAAAACCACAATCGAGAAAATTCCAGAAACAACTACTATTGCAGAAACAGCAACCGAAGTTGAGCTGTCTGATAGCCGTAAAGGACAATATGATGTTACTGGTGGAAATGTTGAATATACTGCCTTAACTAGTGGCATGAAATCACAATATATTATAAATGCTACGGCTGATAATTCTGACATGGCAACTATAATGTATTTTGTATTTGCTGGAATAATCAATGATGTTGATAGTGAATATATTGATTTTACTTTAACAATAAAATGTTCAGATGGCAGTATTGTTTACTCAAAAATAGGCGGTAAAACAGTTGTAGGCAGCACTGATAGATATGGGAATATATTGACAACACTTCCTGAATGGTGTGATTTGGGAATTGATGTTGAAATTGAAGAAAATAAAATGTGTTTTTATGATACATTTAACAGTTTTTCTCAATTTTTATCTGATGCTTTCGGGGTAGAATATGAGCCTATAACACCTGATAATACAAATGAAGCCGACAATATAGTTTACGAAGATAGTTACATAAGAGTAGAATACAACGGGGTTGAGAAATCAAAATATTATGCTAGCAGTTACGATATAATAGTCACTGTAGAAAACCTTACGGACAACAGTATGACTGTACAAGTAAGGGAAACATCTGTTAATGGGTATATGGTTGATGCTCTTTTCTCTTGTGACATTGCATCGGGGAAAAAGAGCAAAGACAGAATAAGAATACCGAGTGATTTTGCGAAAGAACATCAAATGTCGGATATTGAAAATATTGAAACAAAATTTCATTGTTATAACTATGACGTTGACTGGAGACTTGATACAGAACCAGTTGTATTATATCAGAAATAGCAAGAGGGAGCTGAAAAGCTCCTTTTTGTTTGCAAAAAAAATTTAAAAAAGGACTTGACAAAATGTAGCAACAAATGTATTATAAAAGCACAACAAAATGTTGCTACAATTTAAAAGGGAGAGTGATTAAGTTGTCGCCTAAAATGGGACAAAAAATTAAAGACAATCCAAAAGACTATATGTTAAGAACAAGGCTGGATGAGGAGACTTTAAAAAAGTTAGACTATTCTGCCGAGAAATTTGATATTAGTCGCTCCGAGGTTGTCAGACGTGGTATTGAAAACGAATACCAGAAAGCAAAAAAGAAGTAATCGCAAGATTTGACGGTCACACGATTACTTCCCAATCACCAATCCGCAGAGGAATTGATAAGCATATTCTATCATTCCTTTGCGGAGAAATCAAGAGGTTTTTAATAGAAAGGAATGGTATGATATGGATTATAAGAAAATAATAATTGCAATGTTAAGCTCTATCAGCAACGAGAAGATTTTAAGGCTTATTTATGGATTTGTTCGCGCTGGTTACAATGAGGAGCGGAATACAGAGAAGGGCGGTGTTGCATAATGGCAGAGCTTGTAAAGATTGAGGGAACAGAGCTGGCAATCCGTGAGTACAACGAACAGAGAGTTGTCACACTTGATGATATTTGTTCTGTGCATAAATGTGAGAAAAAGCGTTTATCAAGGCATTTTGAGAGAAAAAGAAAACATTTTGTGGAAAACGAAGATTACTATACGATTACAAGAAAAGAGTTGAGCGACCTGATGTCGCCTAACTCAAAAATAGTCGGAAATCCGAATATTAAAATCCACCTTTTTACCGAAAGCGGATACTTAATGGTTATCAAATGCCTTGATGATGATTTAGCATGGCAGGTACAGCGACAACTTGTCAATGCATACTTCAAGGCTAAGGCACAGCCGCAGACAGCGGTTGCACCGGTGCAGGTTGAGGACACCAAGTACAACACAAGCAATACGCTGGTGCCTAAGGTCAAGAGTTGGTATATCCGCAACAGAAGCAACCTTGAATGGGTTGCATATAAGACGAATTGCAAGCTTTCATACGTTTGCCATAGGCTCTTAAAGCGCATAGGCGAAGAGTACGACCTAGATGCGGCAAAGAAGATATACGAAGCGGAGACTGGACACGCACCGCAGTACCCACTTGATATTGTGGACTATTTTCCTCAATTATCGGCAATGGCTACATGGTGGTTGAATGACTTGATTAAAGTAATTGAGGAAGAAAATAAATGAACAGGCAGCACCCTAGAAATGGGGTGCTGTTTTTTGTAAGCAATTTTTAATGGGACAAATTGTCCCTTTTAAGCATTGCAAAGGTATGTACGTTAAACGTACTTTTAGAATGTATTGTTTGATGAAAGGAGCATGAGCGATGGAAAATTCAAGAATTGAAATCAAAACAGACGGAGCTTTTTCACAGATATTCATTGACGGCAAGAAACTCAATGGTGTAAGGAACTATAAGTTAGAACATGCAGCAGGTAAAGCACCGACATTAACGCTAGACCTCAACGCATTTAATTTAACCGTTGACGGACAAATGCTATTGATGCAGAAGGGTGTCGGTGAGATTGATGTGAGTATAAAGGGGTAGCTGATAACTACCCCACAGTTTTAGCCCGAAATGCTTTCAGGAGCATTTGAAGCAATAGGACATTGAGGTAAATTACAATCATTGCCACAGCTAGTATAATCGCAACTTGCAATACCTTTGGCATACTCAAAGCGTTCAGTTGTTGAAGCGTTGATGTAATTAACTTTAATCGAATAGTCCTTGTTTTGGGTTGGGCAAAAACCATATACTCTTTTGTACATAATACACCTCCTCTCAACGGAGATTGTAACACGAAAAATAATTAAAATCCACTTTTACAATTTACTATACTAAAATCTGCATACATTCTGTAAACAAAGCGTAACCTAGATTAGATAAGAATAGTATAGATAAGATTAATATATATATATATTATATATAAATATATATATTAATAAAAAACAGTAAATTATATAGATAATATAAAGGGCAGTCCACAAGGGCTGTCTTTTTTATTAGATAAATTAGACACATGGAGGGATAAGACTATGAACATTGGTAACAGAGTATTTGCGGTTCAGGGCTATGCTGTGACGCAGAACTATGCACAGCACATTGAGGCAGTCAAGAATGGCGGTTATGCACAGGGAATTGACCTTGTGCCGCAAAAGGACAACAGATACATTCAGAGCGACATAGTGGCTCATTCAGACGGCACAGTGCTTTACGCTGGCAACGGTGACGGCTATGGCAACGCTGTGTGGATTCTGCATAATGGCAACTATGTGACTGGCTACGGACACATGAGAGAGCTTAGGGTTAAGACAGGCGATGTTGTTAAGCGTGGTGATGTGATTGGAGTTGTTGGGACTTCTGGTCGCTCAACGGGCATCCATCTTCATTTTGAACTCCGCAAAATGGTAAAGCCTTATACTGTCAACGCCAGTGATTTCTGGGGAGCTAACTCCTTTATGAACACTTCCAAGTTTGACTGGGTAGACCCGACACCATACATCAATGCTGATTTACCTAATCAGACACCTAAGGTTGAAGCAAGCACTGACAAGTACTATCGTGTGCAGGTCGGAGCTTTCGAGAACAAGGTTTACGCAGTGAACATGGCAAGAGGCGTGCGCTCCAAGGGATTTGATACAATAATCAAGTATTATGAGGGCAACTACCATGTACAGGTCGGAGCATACGAGGCTTACTGGCGTGCTACAGCAACAAGGCTCAGGCTGTTAGCGTCCGGCTACAAGGGAGCGTTCATTACTAATAAGACAGGACAGGACATAACATTTTAGCATCTATCATTGATAGGTGCTTTTATTATGCCCTAGAAAGGCGGTAAAGGTGGCATACGGCGGTTTCTTAATTAAGGTGGGAGAATATATCATCCCGCAAAAATTTATCAAGGCTGACACATATAAGGCGTATGTGAACATGCAAGACATAGACGATTACCCGGATGCTAACGGCTATCTGCACCGTAACGCCGTGGAATTGAAAGCACTAAAGGTTGAGTTTGATGTGCGTGCCATGCTGACAGGCAGTGAATTAGAGGAGCTTATGTCGAACATTCGCAACAGTTACACTAATTCAAGGGGTAGAGAGTGTATAATCACAGCTTTTATTCCTGAGTACAACGATTATGTAACGCAAAAAGGCTACCTTGCCGACTTTCAACCGCAAATATACGGCACATACGGCGGTGAGCTTCATTACAGCTCATTCCACATGTCTTTTATAGGAGGCGTATACAATGGTTGATTACAGCTTACAGGAATTGTTCTATACTGCCAACACAGATAAGCAACTCATTATTGCAACAGATGACGGCTCTGTGACAATCACCAACACGGAGCTGCATCAAGAGAGTTTTGAACTGACTGAGAGCTTGTGCTCCGAGAGTGAACTTACTTTCGGAGCGTGTGAAGCGGCGGCGGTTAAGTTCACAATTTCAAATATTTTCACTTCACTGAAAGACAAGTGGATAACTGTTAAGATAATCCTTGATGGCAACAGCGATAATTCGTTCATTTTAGGGCGTTATAAAGTTGTGTCTGATAAACCTACGGCAGACCGAATAAAACGCGAGATTGAGGCTTACGATGCGTTGTACGATATGATTAACGCCGATGTGGTTGATTGGTACAACAGTATTTTGCCGACAACGGACACTTACATCACATTCAAGACTTTCAGAGACAGTTTTTTTGCTCATTTTGGCATCACGCAAAAAGAGATTACTCTTGTCAACGATACTATGACTGTAAGCAGAACTGTTGACACTGACGAACTTAGCGGCGGTCAAATCCTCAATGCTATCTGCGAGATTAACGGTTGCTTGGGGCATATCGGCAGAAGTGGGCAATTCGAGTTTGTATACCTTAGCAACACGGCACCTATAATAATCAACAAGAGCTACTACACAAGTGCTGATTATCAAGACTACATTGTGTCACAGATTGACAAGTTGCAAATTAGACAGGACGAGAACGATATAGGAGCTATTGTCGGTACAGGCAGTAACACCTATGTTATCGAGAATAATTTTCTTGTTTATGGCAAGGATGCGGCACAACTAAAGGCTATTGCAACTAATGTATTCAATCGCATTAAGGGTATTACATATCGCCCAGCAGAAATATCAAGCGCAGGAAACCCATGTATTGAAGTCGGCGACGCAATTAAACTGTCAACTAAGTATGCAGAACTAACTACTTATGTCTTAGAACGCTCCTTGAAAGGCATACAAGCCCTTACAGACAGTTATACGGCACAAGGCGAACAATTACGCACCACACAGATAAACAGCTCTAATAAGTCAATTACACAACTTAAAGGTAGAGTGAACCGACTAATCCGTGATGTAGACCAGAACAAAGCGGAAATATCGAATGTTGAAGCCGGATTAAAGAATGAGATAACACAGACCGCATCGGAACTGGATGTAAAGATACAGAGTTTGCAATCGCAGATAGATGGCGAGATAACCGTCATCAACGGTCACGGAGTACCAACACTCTATAATTACCCGGCATACAACTGGGTAGCCGGTCCCAAGGTTGGCGATATACTTGTTGAGGGCACAAAGTTCACTTATTCGGATGAGGTGTATCGTAAACACCAGAGGACATTGTTTTTCGATGAGGATACGGCGACTACATACCGTTTTATAAAAAAGGATGATATGTGGATATGGGAGCCGATAGCCGACACTGAATATTCGGTGATTCAGAAGCAGATAGCAGACCTTAATGTAACTGCACAAGGAATTACTCAGAGCGTTGAGCAGCTGTCAACCAAGGTGACGAATGAGTATATCACACAGATTGATGCCAAGACACTTGTAGCGACCACAGCAGACGGAATCAAGGAAGATATATCTAAGACGTATACTACTAGGGATTATGTCAACACACTGAGTGCAGAGTTCAACAGGACAGCAGAGGGACTTACTGCACAGATAAGTGAGGTTAATGAAGCTCTTGATGGTGCCAATGAGGTCTACACCATACAAGGAACCCCAACCTTACAAAATTATCCGGCGTACAACTGGACATCGGGACCAGTGGTGGGTGATAAGCTTACGCAGGGATTGAGGTTTACTTATTCAGACGCAAGCTATAAGAAACACAACAGAGCACTTGTTTATGATGAGGTTGCCGGCAAGACGTACAGGTTCATCAAGAGCGGTGACACATGGGGGTTTTCCGATGTTGGCGATACCGAATTTTCGTGGGTCAATAAGAAGTTAGCTGAGTATAAAGCTACGGCAGACGGACTATCTGCTGATTTATCAAAGTTCGAGACTAAGGTTAACTCAGATTACATAACCAAGATTGATGCTCAGGTGAGCATTAAACTCTCAGCGGATGAACTGAAAGAGGACTTTAGCAAGACGATAAGCAATTATTCAACCACTACGCAGATGAACTTAGCGATAAGCGAAAGCGCAGAGGGCATTATGACGAATGTAAGCAAGACTTACGCAACAAAAGGGGTTGTCAGCAGACTGGAAACGTCTATCAAAGCTACGGCAGAAGGGCTAGAAACCAAAGTGTCGAAAGACAAGCTTGTAACCGAAATCAACGCCAGTGCCGAAAAAGTATTGATTTCATCGAGCAAGCTTGATTTAAAAGGGCTTGTCACAATATCGGCATTACAAGAAAGCGGACAGACTGTAATCAATGCTGATAATATAACAACCGGAACAATTAAAGGGCGGCGACTTGAAGCGTGTGCAATGGACGGCGGAGCCATTGCAATAGGGGCAAACAACATTGTAATGAATGAAGCGGGACTGTGGGTAATAGGTGAATGTTCAGCAGACAAGCCGGCTTACCAAGTTAATAACAGAGGTGAGATAATGCAATACTGGACAGATGGTATACGCCGATTCTACTCTAACGGTTTAGGCGTGAGCGGAACATGGGTAACACATTTTGACGAATACACCGCATCATCGGATTGGTACAAGATATGCATTGCCGCTAATAATACATCAGATGCACGATACAAGAACACAATCAAAAGTCTGGACGATGAAGAACACATGGAAGAACTTTTTAATAGTCTAAAGCCATCAGCATTTTATTATAACAAAGGCACAGAATACGTGGAAACCCAAAGACACCTGGGCTTCATCGCACAAGACATTGAGAAAGCGATTACAGAAGCAGGAATCGAGGCAGACATGGCATTATTTGACCATATCAACGAGGATAAACTTGGAGTTAATAAGCAAGAGTTAATAGCCCTGTGTGTATGGCAAATACAAAAACTTAAAGCCCGCGTAACCGAGCTTGAAAAGAAAGGAGAGGTAGCATGAGTAATTATGACATAAGGGCATTCAGAAGTTCACTTGCACAGTACATCAATCAGTCGCCGATTGAAACTGAGGTAAAGCTACTTGCACTTAAGGATTTGACTACACAGTTAGAGAAAGAAGCAGATGCCGCAGTTGCCAGAGAAGTGGCAGAATTGGAAAAAGCGGCGCAGTTAAGAGCTGCTAAGGAAAAAGCAACCCAAAAAGAAAGCGAGGTAGAAGATAATGGCGATTGACTATAACAAGCATAACTGGGCTTACGGCGAGGAAATTACACCTGATAAGCTCAATAACGTGGAGAATGGCGTCAAAACAAATGCAGACGCGATAAATGAGGTAAATAATAATTTAACCTCAAAGTTGGATTTCTTTAATCTGTCTAATTATGATAACTCGGGTATATTAAATTTAAGCAAAAAACAACCGTTCATGGGTTACATCGAATGGAATAGTAATAATACTCCATCTCAAGGCAATAGCTGCATGGTCTTTGGGTATAATCTTGTGGTGATAGCGATATCGAAGCCGGGCGGCATCTATTCCATTAGTACAACCGAACCTTACGAGTGGGTTAAAAGAAATTAATTTTAAGATAGTTCAAGTATGCTCCTCACCTATGTAACTGTAATGTTTGTCGGTGTAAGCACTTGGCTTATCCATGACAAAACCTCCGTATTTTGTATTTTTTTGTCAAACTTTGGTTACTAATTGTTCAAATTTCAATACAATAAAGTGCTATTATTGACTTGTCCGACAAGGACAGGTTCAAGCTTTGGCAAGCAAGGGGCAGTGTTGATTGGCGTTGGCATTGTTCCTTGCGAGTGGGGGTTATTAGTTGTTGACATTGGCAAACAAGTGTTCTATAATTGGGACATCGCTACTGGATAACGTGTGGAAGTTTTGGAGGGTTGCAAAATGGGAGAGGGTAATGCTAATGACTACAAACAAAAGATAATTGAAATTGTTAATCAAATTGAAAACATAAAAATACTAAGACTTATACTTGGCTTTGCAAGAACCGGGTATGAAGAAGAAAAAGCCGGGGATTAATCCCGGCTTTCGTCAAAAACAAAATTTTCTAAGAAATCACACAATAATTCTTTTTTAGCGTTTGGCATTTTGCTATACGCAATGATAATTTTCTTAAATCTAACGTCTTTTAATCCAATTTTCATTGTTACACTTGAATACTCTTCGTCTAAAGCAGTACTAGTTATAGGCTCGTCTGTCAAATCTGTTATGCCTATGCCGAAATAATCAGATAATGCTCTGATTTTGCCCGGACCTGGCATAGAGTTTCCTTTACACCACATATTAAGTGTTGTAGGATTTACGCCTAAGTCTTTAGCAACTTCGATTTGCTGCTTGCCATTTAATGCTATATACCTATTTAGGTTTTTAGCAAAAAGCCGCTTCTGTTGTTCGTCCGTCAACTGCCTCGCCTCCTTCCTAAAAGCATTGTACACCAAAGCAAAAATAAATTCAATATGAAATTCAATTATTTTGAATTTTAGTGTTGACAATTCAATTTAATTGGATTATGATTGTATCATCAAATCAAGAAAGGAGCGATTATATGCCGAGAATTTCACTTGAAGCAGTTAGAGTAAATGCTAAGATGACACAAAAAGAATGGGCTGAAAAGCTTGGAGTTTCAAACACTACGGTTGTTAACTGGGAGAAGGGCAACACAGAGCCAAGTTTGTCACAGCTTAGAGAAATGAGCAGATTATCGGGAGTTCCTATGGACTTTATTTTTGTACCCGATAAATTCAATTAAATTGAATTTGCGTCAATAGGAAGGAGTAAACGGTGAGGAAAGCATTAAGACGTTTTTTTAACCGCCATTTTGTGAAAGTAAAGTTCTTACAGAGTATTTTTGTTATTCCGTACCAGTTTGAGGGCAAGAAGTACTTACATATTTCGCAAATTGGCAAAGAAGGACGGGTAATAAGAAGAACCTTCCTCATAGAGCATTTGGTTGATGATAACTTGGCGATTACAGACCAAACGCTCGCAGAGGAAAAGAATGTGTTTAAAAACCCTAGCTTATTTTAAGCCAAGTGGTATAACCACATTCTTTACATTCAGGCATTTGTTCGCCTTGCTTTACGGTAATTATTCCTTTTTCGGTATCGTTACCGCATTGCATACACACATATATGCCTTTTTCGGCAATATCGTATGTGTTGAGTGCCTGCGATGTATCATCGGACATAGTTTCACCTCCTTATGAAATGATAGGGAGATTATAACACAAGAAAGGAGAAGAATGAACGAGTTAATCAAAGTTGATGCTGATGCACAGGTTGTATCAGCAAGAGAACTGCATGAAGCCCTTGGAGTTGAGAAAAGATTTAGTGCTTGGTTCGAGACAAATTCTCAAGGGTTCGTTGAGGGAGAAGATTTTACAAGTGTACTTTCAGGTACGGTTGTAAATAACGGAGCACACAGAGAGTTGCAGGATTATAACTTGTCTGTTGATATGGCAAAGCACATCTGCCTTATGAGCAGAACGGATAAAGGTAAGGCTTGCAGGCAATACCTTATAGATGTTGAAAAGGCTTGGAACACACCAGAGCAGGTAATGGCAAGAGCATTAAAGATTGCTAATCAAACAATAGACAGTTTGAAAGAGAATAACATAAGGCTTATTGAAGCTAATGAGAGAATGAGGCCGAAAGAGATTTTTGCTGATGCCGTGGCTACAAGCAAGACTTCAATTCTTGTCGGAGACTTGGCGAAGCTGATATGTCAGAACGGCTACCAAATAGGACAGAAGCGGTTGTTTCAGTGGTTAAGAGATAACGGCTATCTTATTAAGAGAAAAGGTGCTGATTGGAATATGCCAACGCAGAAATCTCTTGAATTAGGGCTGTTTGAAATCAAAGAAAGCACACATATTGACGGAAATGGTTGCAATGTTACAACGAGAACTCCTAAAGCTACCGGAAAGGCTCAAATTTATTTTATAAACAAATTTCTAGGAAGCAAGAAAAATGAGGGATTTAACTAATTGTAGATTTGGCAGGCAGATAGCCATAAAACCAGCCGGGAAAAATAAATATGGAAATATTTTGTGGCTATGTAAGTGTGATTGCGGAAATGAACATATCGTTGCAAGTGGGAAGCTAATTCAAGGGAAATCTAAATCGTGTGGTTGCTATGCTAGAGATATTCATGCAAAGGAGCTAAAACAACATGGACTTACCGCAGGCGGGAAACCTCGAACATTTACAATTTGGAATGGAATGAAGTCAAGATGCTATAACCCTAATGCTGTATCATATAAGAACTACGGAGCAAGAGGCATAAAGATATGTGATGAATGGCTGACTTTTGAGAAATTTCATAATTGGGCAATGTCAAATGGATATGCGGACGGATTGGAAATTGACAGAATTGATAATGAAAAGGGATATTACCCTGAGAATTGCAGATGGGTGAGCAGAACTTTCAATAGAAAGCATCAAAGAAAAACAAGATATTTAGAAATATTTGGCGTGAAGTTGAATATTTCTGAATGGTGCAAAGAGGTAAAGATGTCAAGGAATACCGCATACAAATATTTGAGTAAAAGTGATGAGGCATTTACGAAAGAAATTGAGAAAAGAATCAGAACAGGCAAAGGACAAGTTTATTTTGTTAATAAGTTTTTAGGGAGAGGAGAATAAAATGGCAATCAAAGCATACAAAGGGTTTAACAAAGACATGACATGCAAAGGCTTTCAGTACGAAGAGGGCAAAGAGTACGAAACTGACAAGGCAGAAGTGTGCGAAACAGGTTTTCATGCTTGCGAATATCCGCTAGACTGTTTTAACTATTACGCTCCAAGCGAGAGCGTGTTCCACGAAGTCGAGCAGGACGGCAAGATAAGCTACAAGCCAAACAGTGATGACACAAAACTTGCGTCAACAAAGATTAGAATAGGAGCGAAGTTAAATATAGCAGGACTTGTTAAGGCGGCTATTGAGTATACGTCAAGCCGAACAAAGAAAGAGGCGGACAGCAACTCTGACTACGGAGCGTCCTCAGCAACAGGTAACTACGGAGCGTCCTCAGCAACAGGTGACTACGGAGCGTCCTCAGCAACAGGTGACTACGGAGCGTCCTCAGCAACAGGTTACAAGGGAGCGTCCTCAGCAACAGGTTACAAGG